TTTATTAATTATACAATGCCTCCTAAAAGTTCTTTTACACTTACTGAAATTATGAAAAACGATACTTATGGTACATGTGTTAATAGTTCTCAAAAATGTAATCTTGAAAAGGGAATGGGTGTTCTTAGTAATAAATAAATTAATTCATTTTATCGAAGCGATCCGTAGGTCCCCCGGTCGAAACGGGGTGGGGAGAATCACTCCTTTGTTGGAGTAAAAAACCATTGTGGTTTCAAACAAGCTCGCTGTCGAGTTAGTTTGTTCGAAAGCTTAAACTTATTTAAAAATTTAAACGTTAAAGATATAAATGGAACTGCTTAATGCGAAACAGCGGGAAATCGCCGAACAGATAAATTCTGGTAAAAATACCTTCATCACTGGATTTGCTGGTTCTGGTAAAAGTTATCTTATTGACCATATTTGTAAGATCTTGATAGAAAATAAAAAGATTTATGCAAAAACTGCTATGACAGGTTGTGCTTCAATACTTATAGATGGAAAAACACTTCATTCAACACTTGGTATAGGTTTGGCGAAAGGCGAACCAAAAGATCTTTATAAAAGAATTTGTCGCCGTGAAGGTATGTTACCATTTCTTTTAAATTTAAACGTACTTATCATTGATGAAGTCAGTATGTTAAGTGACATCCTCTTTGATAAAATAGCAGAATTATTTAAACTTATTCATAATACCGATACTCCTTTTGGGAATCTCCAGGTTATTTTAATTGGTGACATGTCTCAATTGAAACCAATTGAAGGTGATTATTGTTTTTATGCTGATAGCTGGGACCAGTGTAAAATGGAAGTAAGTGTTTTAACTGAAAATATGAGGGTAAATACAGATACTCGTTTTGATGATCTATTGCAAAAACTTCGTTGGGGTATCATTAGTGACCTTGAACTTATTGAAAAAATGAAACAAAATGAATTCGAAGGTGATATTCTTCCAACTAAGTTATTTTCAAAAAATAAGGACGTAGATTCAATTAATAATTTTGAACTTGGTTCCCTTTTAAAGGAAGGTAAGGAATCGAAAAATTATAAAATACTTTACCCACTTAATCCTGTTAAAATGATAGCTAGTACTAAATACACTACTGATAATAAGATTGATGAATTTTTAACTATTTGTATTGGTGCTCAAGTAATGGTAACGAGGAATTTAGATTTTGATTTACAAATTGTAAATGGAACAAGAGGGGTGGTAGTTGCTTTAAGCGAACTAGGTGTGAGTATAAAATTAGTAAATGGGGATATATACAACGTAAATTATTTTCATGTAAAGGGCGAAGACCGCTTTGGCGACAAATCAATGAAAAATATAGACTTTAAATACCTTCCATTAAAACTTTCATGGGCTATGAGTATCCATAAATCACAAGGTGCTACAATTGACCGTCTTGAAATAGATCTAGGTGAATCTATTTTTGCATGTGGGCAAGCATATGTTGCTATGTCACGAGCAAGAAATTCAGATTCAGTTAAAATAACAAAATTTAATAAAAATAGTATTAAGGTAAGTAAATCCGTTATAAATTTTTATAATAAATACCAATAATATTAAATGCCACAATTACCATTGTATTTAATTGCCATTAATTTAAGTGTAATAAATTTGACATTATCTGAAATAAGAAACGAACTAATGTTAGCAAATCAATTAAAAAAAAGATAAATTCATTTAAAGAAATACGACTTTATTTATTTGACTCCGTAACTCAGCCGGTTAGAGTGTTTGGCTGTTAAAAGATCTTTTAGATCGGTTTGTCACCAAAAAGTCGTGAGTTCGAGCCTCACCGGAGTCGTAAAAGTATTTAATTTATTTTAATTTAAATCAAATTAAAATAATTTATAATATTATAAAAATGAGCAAATCAAACGCAACTCTCGTAATGGCTGTTCTTATAGCTATCGCTTTTTTCCTTTCTTCACCAGGAGTCATTTGGTCATTCCCTGAGTCAAATGTTTCTAAAATAGGAGATATTACCAAAGCTAACAAAACCGATGTAGCAGTTCATGCTGCTCTGTTTGGTATAGCTGTAGCATTTGCTTATCCCTATGTTAATGGCATTGTTTCAGCAATTCCAATTTAAATTAATTTAATTTAAAAATAAAATATTTTCTAATATTATAAAATAAAATGGCCGCCTTCAATATGCAAATCCTTTACATTGCCCTCTTTGTCGCATTCCTTTACTATGTTACTCTCCCAGGTGTTCTTATCACACTCCCATCCAAAACCGACAGCGCCATGGTAGTTAATGTTACCCATTCCATTGTTTTCGCCGCCGCCTTTGTTCTTACATACGATATGTTCCTCAAACAGGTCGCTAAATATTAAAAAAATTTCACAAAATTAAAAAAATTGTTAAAGAAAGTGTTAATTATTTTTTAATTTTGTTAAGAAGAATATATCTCCATCGGTAGGTATATCTTTTACTGGTGATTTAAGTATTATCATCATTTTAGTAGGGTTACTGTGATTTGTTCTTTTACTAAGTTTTTTAGAATTGCAGTTATTTTTCTTGAATCTTTGATAAATTACAATTTTTCTAAGAAGATCGTTTTTCTTAAAAATACAATCTAATGATTTATAATAGCTGTAATCAATTACATTGTTTTTTTTATTAAGGTAAATCTTATGATTTTGCAAAACTAAATTTATAAATTGTAAAAGATACTCATTCATGGAATAAAGTACAATATTGGTAAAATAAGATTTAGGATCCTTTTTTTCTAAGGAAATGAATTCATTTATTATATCTTTTGAGTAATCTATCACATTTGTATTGTCTAAATAAATTGAATTAGTCATCAAAACAGACATGTAACTCCAATAGGAACTTGAAGCTATAACATATTTAGCAAAATGGTAAGAAATACTAAGACAGTTAATATTTCCACAAAGACAACAATCGTAAATCAATAAATCAGCTTTTTCACCATTAAGTGTAAAATTAATAATTTCACAGAAGTCTTGAATTCTAAGTATTCTAATGTTGTGTTTTATTAAATACAATCCATTGGAATGTCCTGAATAAACAAAAAGGTTTTTATTGAAACCTGGATTCTTCTTAAATAATTTTTTAAGATCTTCCAAATTGTAAATATCAACAAATGTTTTGTCTAAGTTTCCTTTATTAAATGTATAAACAACTGCTTTTATAAGTTTGTCATTGTATTTCATATTATGATAAACCGAGTTGTATTTAAAATCCAAATGAACTATTTTTATAAAACTAAACTGTAACGCAATGTGTTTTAATAGTTTATAAAAATAAGCACGTTCGTCCTTGCTTCTTGTAACATATAAACTGTATATATCCATTAACTTAAATAAAGAATTAATTTTAAGTGATAATTGATATAAATAATTGGATTTTATTTATAAAAATGAATAACGAATTACAAACTATTATAACTATAGCAAATGATATTTACAGTAGTATCGGATCAGGATATAACGAAGTAATTTACCATCGTTCTTTTGAAGTTGCTTTGAGACTTAATGGAATTAATTATGAATCTGAAGTTATAACACCTATTTTCTATAAAGGCCATAATGTAGGTCATGGTAGAGTAGATATAAAATTAAATAATTTTATTATAGAATTAAAAGCGGTTAATACTCTTTCATCCGATGCGATTCTTCAAACTAAAAATTATATGAGCAATTTCAATTTGAATCAAGGTGTTGTTATTAATTTTGGACAACCAAGTAAAGCCGGTTATGGAAAACTTGAAATAAAATACCTTTTTGATGATAAAATTTATACTTTGTTAAACGGAACTTTTGTAGAAAATGAAATAAGCGTTTAATGCTTAAGTATGTATTTAACCATGATTACTATAAGAGATATATTTATTAACAATGAAGCATTAAAATTTGGATTATTTCTAATATCGGAATAAGCCCATGATTCACCTCGAATGTAATGTTTTACATAAGAATCCATATTTGCGATCCATTTTCTATTTGGTTTATTAGGATTAATTAAACAATTTGAATAATGAAGTAACCAACATTTACCTTTGTTTTTCAAATACCCTGTATGTGTTATTACAAATAGCATTACTAATAATAAAATTATACTAAATGATGGATTTACAAATGGTATAATCATTAATCCAGTAATTTGACATACTCCAACAAGATGATGAAGTGTTTGACAAAGACCTATTATTGTTTCTGAATGAGTTATCTGACTGTCTGCGAGATAATCCAAAGAAAATTGCAAAATTGTTATAGGTATAACAATTAAACTTATAAAATCAAAAAGCTCCATTTACATTTAAAAATTAATTAAATAAATATAATTGTACGAAATAAATGAGTTGCCGCTTTAAAAATATTTTAGGGGAATCTGGAAAAGGAGTTCATTCAATTAGGATATTTAATATTTCAGTTGTAGATGTTTTACTTACTTTTTTAATTGCATACCTTACAAAAGGAAATTGTAATTACTTTATAGTTCTTGCTATATGGTTTATTTTAGGAATTATATTACATCATATTTTTTGTGTTAAAACCACAATTGGTCAATTGATTTTTGGTAGTTCGTTATATTAATAACAAATTTATAAATTATAAATTAAAAGAATGAATCTGTTAATAACAGGTGGTTGTGGGTTTATTGGAAGTAACTTTATCAATTACATAGGTGATTCTTCAATAAATCGTCTTGTTAATTTTGATGCACTTCATTATTGCGCAAATGAAAATAATGTGCTTCCCGTTGTAAAGAATTCGCTAAAGTATTACTTTGTAAAAGGCAATTTATGTTCAGGTGATCTTGTTAGTTATGTACTCAAAGAACATCACATCACTCACATCATTCATTTTGCTGCTCAGTCACATGTTCAAAATTCATTTGACGATTCCATGCAATACACCCAAGACAACATTGTTGGAACACATACTCTTTTAGAGTGTTGTAGAAAATGGGGAAAAATTAAAAAATTTATCCATGTATCGACCGATGAAGTATATGGAGAATCAGGTGATAGCCAAATGCATGAAGGAAGTATTCTTTACCCAACTAATCCATATGCAGCAACAAAAGCAGCTGCTGAAATGATTGTTATGAGTTATATCAAGAGTTATAACCTTCCAATTATAATAACTAGGGGAAATAATGTTTATGGACCAAATCAGTATCCAGAAAAATTAATTCCTCGATTTATAGAACAACTTAAAAACGGTATCCAACTTACCATACAGGGAGACGGAACTGCAAGAAGATCATTTCTCCATGTTGAAGATACTTGTTCGGCATTTAAACTCATTCTTGAAAAAGGTGTAATTGGTGAAATTTACAATATAGGTACAGAAACGGAATACACCGTTATGGATATAGCTAAACTTCTTGTAAAACTTATCAAAAAGACTGATGCTTTCCAAAGTTACATCAAATTTGTTCCAGATCGTCCATTTAATGACAATAGATACTTCATTTCAAATCAAAAACTAAAAGAACTTGGATGGGAAATTAAAATGGATTTTATAGAAAATTTAAAAAAGTTGATTTAAGTAAATGAAGGTTTTACTTTTGATTTTAGTTTTACTTTTACTTTTAATTTTAAGAAACTACCAAAGTACATTTTCATCAATTGATTACACTGGTTATTTAAACGATCTTAAGTTTAAGTTTAAAAATAGATTTGAGGTTAGTTTAACTGGTGATAAGTTTAATTGTATAGATATGGTTTATGTGGTTGTAATGCCAGAAAGAAATAATTACATTACTACAAAAATGAAAGAACTTGGTATAAAATATAAAAAATTTGACGCTGTAAAACCGGTAGATTTATCTGATTTAGACTACAACACACTTAGTACAATAAATGAACCAGGAAGCAATATCTACAATAAAAAAACAAGATTACCTGTATTACTTTCTTTTATAATGTGTTTTATGGATGCTATCGAAAATGGTTATAGTACAATTACTATTTTTGAAGACGATATAGTAATTAATTCAGATAAAATTACTATAAATAATGGTTTATGCGAATTTGTAAAATCCCAGAACGATGTATTTTTTATGGGATATTGTTTCTTAGACTGTAAGCAAGATAAAACTGAACGTACTTTTATTTCAGAGTTATCAAATCCGTCGGTGATATGTGGGCATGCAATAAGCTATAAAACGAAAATATTACCAGAATTGATTAATTATTGTTTTAAAATGACAAAACCTTCGGATGAACTATTTACAGAATATTATGTTAAAAATAAAATAAAAGTAGCTGTTCCAAAAGAAAGTACGTATTTTGATCAAGCAGATAGGTTTAACAGACCAGATGATACTGGTAAATTACCATCATTAAATGAAAGTGTTAATGTACTTAAATATTGTCGATAAAAAAATCATTGTTAAAGTAAAATGAACATTATTTTTATTTTAGTTATTGTTTTAATTATAATTTTCATTAATTTTAAATCAATTAGTAAATTTAAAAGTACTTTTTCAATTAAAGAAAGTTTATACAATGGAGATAAATGGGCTCGTTATCGTTTAGGAGATGTTTTTGTTATGGAAAAAAACAGTAGATTTTATAATCCAGCTTTTGGGGAAAATTTACTTTATCATCTTACGGATTTCCCAGATACCATTGCCTATGAATATATGAAAAATAATATAACAGGTGTTCCAAGAAATACTCCATTACTTCAAGAAATAATAAACAAAAGAAAACAAAAAGATAATAAGTCATTTGATAGAACATTGGTTTTACATATACGCGTTGGAGACGTTCTTTGTAAAAAGACATGGAAAGGCCCAGAAGGACCTGATTTTTATTCTAAAAAAGGAAATAATATTTGGTGGGAAAATGTAGTTAAATACATTAAAGAAAATGATATAAACAATGTTGTTATACTTTCTGGAACACATTTTAAAGATTGTTTAGAAGAATCAGCTGATTATATTATAGACCGTACTGAATTTTTAACAAATAAAACAAATGTGAGTATTGAATATCGCTTAGGTAATTCACCAGATGATGATCTTTTATTAGTTAGTAACGTAAAACATTTTATAACAACTGGTGGTGAATATGGAAATTTATTAAAAACTGTAAAATTAAAATAACGTTAAAAGTAAAGAATGAAACTTATAATTTTTTTTATTGTTATTGCTGTGGCTATTTTTTTAGTTTTAAAAAATAAAGTAAATTTTTCATCAAAAATAAATTATTTTAGTTATCTTGAAAATCTTTATCCAAAATTTAAAAATAATTTTGAAGAAAACAATAAATATACCAACTTAAATAATGTCGATAAAGTTTATTGTGTTGTTATGCCACAAAGAAAAGATTATATGAGGGATATATTTAATAAAATGGGTATAAATTATACATTTTTTAATGCTATAACTCCAAAAAATGTAACTGGTTATGAATACAACCAGCTAAGTACTACAAATGTATCTGGTTCTAAGTTATATAATCATCCAACTAGATTAGCTTTACAAATGTCATTTACAATGTGTTTTATGGATGCTATCAAAAATGGATACTCCACAATAATAATATTTGAAGATGACATTGTTGTAAATAATATAACTACATTGGCAAAATCTATATCGGATTTTAAAGATAGCAATTTTGTATTTTTTTATATGGGATATTGTTGGATGAATTGCAAACAAAATTTTATAAAAAATAATTTAATCGATGTTCCCGATAAAAAACTTTTTTGTTGCCACGCTATATGTTATAAAGTAAAATATTTAAAGGATTTAATAATAAGCATGTACCCTATGGATAATAACTTTGATGATAATGTAGATAATTTTATAAAAAATAATAATTACAATGTGTGTATTTCACCAACAACTTTTTTTGATCAAAATAGATCTCAGTTGGAAACATTAAATGAAGATGACAATGATGGTAATCTACCAAATTGTAATAAAAATTTTATTTAAATTTCGGAATTTACCATTTCCTCAACTAATTGATCAAATGATGTTTTAGGTTCCCAGTTTAATTCTTCACGTGCTTTTGTCGAATCTCCCAACAAGAATTCTACTTCAGCTGGACGAAAATATTTATCACTTACTCTAACAAGGATTCTTCCAGTTTTTGAATCCATACCCACTTCATTGATACCCTTGCCTTTCCAAATAATGTTGTATCCATGAATTGCAAATGCCTTTTCAACAAATTCTCTAACCGAATGAACTTCATTTGTTGCAAGAACGTAGTCTTCTGGGAAATCATGTTGCATCATTAACCACATTCCATAAACGTAGTCCCTCGCATGACCCCAATCTCGTTGGGAATCAAGGTTTCCAAGTATAAGTTCTTGTTGTTTTCCCTTGATTATATTATTCAAACCTATAGTTATCTTTCTTGTCACGAATGTCTCACCTCTACGAGGACTTTCATGATTAAAAAGAATTCCGTTACATGCAAAAAGACCGTAACTTTCACGATAATTTTTTGTTATCCAAAAACCATAAAGTTTTGCAACTCCATATGGACTACGTGGATAAAAAGGGGTTGTTTCTGATTGAGGTATTTCTTGTACCTTACCATAAAGCTCTGAACTTGATGCCTGGTAAAACTTAGTAATTTCTTTTAAACCAAGAGAAATAATGCAGTCCAATATTCTCAAAACTCCTAATCCATCTACATCACCTGTATATTCAGGTGTATCAAATGAGACCTTAACATGACTCATTGCACCAAGATTGTAAATTTCCAATTGACTCAGTCCTTCAATTCCTTTTATTTCATTGAGTACCTTTGTTATACTTGATGAATCTGAAAGATCTCCAAAACGAAGTCTTAATTTTGGATAAATATGGTCAATTCTAGATGTATTGATAGTACTACATCTTCTAATAATTCCATAAATTATGTATCCCTTTTCTAAAAGTAATTCTGCAAGATAACTACCATCTTGTCCAGTTATTCCAGTAATTAACGCTACTTTCATTATTCGTATAAATAATATAAATAAATTAATAATAATTATTATACGAACTGTATGAAAACTATTCTTGTTACAGGTGGATCTGGTTTAGTTGGTTCTGCAATAAATACTATAAAGGATGATTACAATTTCAAATTTATTTTTCTCGATTCAAAAATATGTGATTTACTTAATTACTCTGAGACTGAATCAACATTTAAAAAACACAGCCCGGATTATGTCGTTCATTTAGCCGCATGTGTTGGTGGTCTTTACAAAAACATGAACCAACGTGTTAAAATGTTAGAAGACAACTTAATTATCAATACAAATGTACTCAAAGCAAGTTACTCTGCAGGTGTTGAAAACCTTATTGCTTGTTTAAGTACATGTGTTTTTCCAGATAAAACAGCTTATCCTATCAATGAAACCATGTTACATGATGGCCCCCCACACGATTCAAATGAAGGCTATGCTTATGCCAAACGTATTTTAGAAACACAGTGTAAATGTTATAGTTCTGAATGTGGTGTTAATTTTAATTGTATAATTCCAACAAATATATATGGACCCAATGACAACTTTAACCTTTTTGATTCACACGTTATACCTGGACTTATTCATAAATGCTATTTAGCTAAAAGAGATTCAATGCCCTTTGTGGTTAAAGGGAGTGGAACACCACTAAGACAGTTTATTTACTCAACCGATGTTGCAAGACTGATTATGAAAATACTCCTTTCAGGAACAAATGAATCATTTATCCTTTCTCCATCTGAAGAACATTCTATAAAAGACGTCGCTACGTTAATTAGTGAGGTATTTGATTACGATAATATTGTTTTTGATTCTGGTTTTTCAGATGGACAGTATCGTAAAACTGCAGACAATTCAAAACTAATTAGACAATTTGGTAGATTTGAATTCACTGAGTTGAGGGCAGGTATTTATGAAACAGTAATATGGTTTCAAAATAATTATAATTCATCACGTAAATAAAATAAAATCATTTACAAAGGAATGAAGAAAAAGGTTGTTGTTATGAATTTGAAAAATTATCTAAAAGAACATAGACATTTAATTAAGTTACTTAAAAGCGCACATAAACCCGCTTTTACAAAAGAAGCTAATGAACAAATTAAGGAAGTTAAAAGGGAACTCAGAAAACTTAAATTAAAAACCTGATTTACTTTTTTCAAGAATCCATGAACTCGATTGGATCTTCTCGCCCAAACCATAAACCATGTTGATTTGATTTCTTTCACAAATAATTTCTTCAGGACACTTTGAATTTGCTGTTACATCTCCTCCATTTGCGAAGTGTGTTGGTTTAAAATAACTAAGACTATTACACATCATATCAAGTGTTTCACAAACAGTACGGTCCTTGTCTATACTTAAAATAGCTAAATCAATGTAACGAATTGCTGATACTACAGCTAAACGGTCATTTTCATGCATGAAAGAACTTCCCTTCTTGAGAATTGCCTGGTGATCGGAATTAACTATAGCATAAACAATTCCATCCTTACCTGCAAATTCCTTTGCCATTCGGAAGTACTCAATGTGTCCTTCATGTATTGGATTGTAATAACCTGAAACAACAACAACTTTCATTTTTAATTAAATTAATTAAACCTTTAAATAAATTAATTGTTAAAGATAAATGGTCACTTACCTGGGACAATCGCTTCAAGACTTCTTTGTCGCTAAACTTCTTAACTTTAAAAGAAATGGATACTTTTTGGAAATAGGAAGTAACCACCCTATAAATATAAATAACACATTTGTTCTTGAAAAAGAATACAACTGGAATGGATTAATGGTTGAATACGACCCTGTCCATGAAGCTAGTTACAAAGAACATCGTAACTGTAAGTACATCATTCAAGATGCTACAACAGTTGATTATCCCACTTTACTTTCAGATTTTCCCAAAAATATGGACTACCTTCAGATTGATCTTGAAGTAAGTAATCATTCAACTTTAAAAACACTGATGTTACTTGAAGAAACTATAATGAAAGATCGTACTTTTATGGTAGTTACGTTTGAACATGATATTTACACTGGTGATTTCTACGATACACGAACTATTTCGAGGAATATTTTTGAAAGAAATGGATACGTCCGGGTATTTAGTGATGTAAAGAATCAGGGGTTTCCTTACGAAGACTGGTATGTTCATTCAAGTTACCCGGACATGTCATTTATAAATGGAATAAAAACAGAAGAATCCATGGAATACACTGAAATTATTAATTTGATTTCTTAACATAAATGGAAAGGATGTCTTTTATTGATTCGTTGATGGTTTTTAATTTGGGATATTCGCTTTGAATTTTTAATGTATTAAGATGATTGTTGCTTCGATCTGATTTAAGAATCTTTGATTGTTCCTCGAGGGTCATGTTTTCCCAAGTAAAATCTGGAACATGGGTTTTATATTCTTCAAGAATTTCATTGTGGGAAATGATTCCTGGATTTGTACAATTGTAGGTCCCTATTTTCTTCTTCATCATCATATCGAGAAAAATAGGAAAGAAATCATCAAGAATGGTCATACTATTGGGAATACTGCAGATCTTTGAATAATTTTTTATTTTTGTAATGAAGTTACGATCATTTGGAACCGAGTGTATAGGCATTCTGATTCTAAGATTAAGAACGTTGTAGTTGTGCATTAAACGGTCAGTAAAACCTTTTACGACACTGTAACTCGATCCGAAATAATTTGGAATATTTTCTTCTGTAATGTTTCATTTTTATTTGAATTAAAAATACACCCAGTTCCAAGATAAGTATAATGAATGTTTTTACGAGTACATATATCAGCGAGATTTATTGGACCATACAGATTATCACGGATGTTTTCAGTTAATTTACCTGGATATTCAAGGTAGTCAATAGTATTTACATTAGTTTCATTTATTTTTCCATGTGTTCTTCCAGTAAAGGAAATAACGTGAGTTGGTTTTACAACCCTCAATTCAATAAATAAATCTGTGTAATTATCAAGACGTGCATTCCCTTCAATGAATTTTATATTTTGTGAAGTGAGATATTCCTTGAAAAGATTTCCAATCCATCCATTTGATCCATAAATTAAAATAACGTTCTTTTTTTTAAAAAAAAACATAACTTTATTTATAGAAACAAATATTTCATTTCTATAAATAAAGTTATGGATAAGAAAATTTGCTGTATTATTACTCGTTACAATGAGCATGTTGATTGGTTAGACTATATCCAATCCCATGTAGATTCATTTATTATATACAACAAAGGACCAAATGACAACATTTTTAAAAATTTAAAACCAAATGAAGAACTTATGTCAAAATTAAAAATAATTAAATTACCAAACATTGGAAGAATTGATCATACAATTGCTTATCATATTCTTGAAAACTGGGACTCACTCAATGAAATCACAATTTGCTTACCAGCAAGTATTCTGATGTGTTACAAAAAAGGTGCTTATTTATCAGCTATTAGAAACAAGCTTAATGTTGTAAAGGAAAAATACAATGGATTTTATTCTCCACGTTTCCATAAAATATCACCAAAATTTAACTACACCATTGATAATTACCAAGCTGAAGGAGTCTGTAACAGAAACGGAAATGCTTTTATTAAATCAGAATACACTGATTTCCAGGAATGGAAAAATGCAATCATTGATACACGTCCAATGAGATACGTTGGAATGAGAGGTATGTTTGCAGTTTGTAAGGAAAACATACTCCACATTGATAAAAAAATTTATGAAAATCTTCTTAAGAGTCTTTCGGTTGGTGACAATATTGAAAATGGTCACTTCGCAGAAAGAATCTGGGCTCATCTTTTCAGACAATACAGCTTTGATTCAATTAAACCCGAAGGTTATGAAGAAAGTATTTTAAATTAAGTTTATTTTATAAACGGCGTATCGACTATGAGTTTTTATTGTAGGATATCCTACAGATCCACACATATACTGTCTAGTTACTCCATTAGAATCAACGAAAGTGTCAGGTTTATTATTGGGAAGACATGGAAATCCACAACTTAATTCCTTTGAAGTATCATTTTCCGATTCATTTGTATAATTATTTAATTTCGGTGTTAAAGTATAACCGGGTAAATCGCTACTTGAAAGACTATTTTTGTATTTTTCCTCTGAAAAAACACCTGTTATATTATGTAGATCCATAGGTGGGCTATAAGTCAAATAAACTCTTCCTTTTTCATGAAGTCCTGCTTTATAAATTGAAAGATAATCATAACCAGCATATTTAGCAAGTATTCCTATTTCTTGAATTGTAATATCATCCCATCCTAACTTTTTTAGTTTGTCGTTTATTTTATTTGCAAATTGAGTATAACCATTTTCTTTTACTTTTTTCAAAAGATCGTAAAATCCTTGTTCGAGTTTTTCAGGTTCTATCACAATAGCCGAATCAAATGTTTTTTCGCGATTATTTCTATTTATTTTTTTAATAAAAAATTTATTTTCTAAATTTGCAAAACACCCATATGGTTCTAAAATGATTGATTTATATGGATCTTTTACATTTCTTAATTTATTATTAATAATTTCATTAGGAATTTTATCTTGCTTGTAGCTAGTAATTACGTCTTCTATTTCATCAATATTTCCAAATTTATTTTTTTTTAAGATTAAAGTTAATAGTATTATAAAAAACAAAACAACTAATAATAATTTAAACGACAACATCATTAATATTATTTATTATTTTATTTTTTTTCTTTTTTTGTTTAATTTCTTCATTAATATCGTAATAAAATAATAAGTTTGCGTTTTTTGATACTAGTTCTGTAATAAATAGATAACTGTTGAGAATATCTTTTGGATTTTTTGCACCAGTAATTATTATACTCCCCGATCTAAAAATTAAAAGACTAACATTTTTATCTGGTTCTACTGAACTTGGGTATTTCAAATTTATACCAGGATATCTACTTAAGGCACTAAATGTTGCGCTTAGAGAACATTCCTGAACAAGTATGTTTTTAAGATCTTCTTGTTTTAAACACCATCCATCGGGGTCTTCTTTTATAGGTTTTATTTTAAAGTCACTGCATATCATTTGTATTTTTATATTTTCAGCTTGAAGTGTGTTAGGAGTTTCAACTGTACCTGGTACATAATTAATAATATTTATCATTTCATCAATCAAAAGATAAATAGTATTAATTGTTTTTGCACCAGCCGCCTTTACTTTCCCGTTGGGAAAAATAAAAACAGAAATATTTGAATAAATGTAATCTTTATTTTTGCGATCTATTATAGTTATTTTTATATCGAAACTATTATAAAATGAATCAGTTCCTTTCTTTTTAGGAACCTTTGATTTTTTAGATCCAGGATTAAAATTTATATTTAAATTGGATGGTAGATTTTCATTTAATAACTTGAGATCAACAAATTGGTTAAAGTTAAAACAAAAAGTCATTGTAGATATACTTATATCGGTATATACAACATTGTTTAAAACATCAGTTTTACCCCTATTTTTAAGATCCTCAAAGTATTTCCATGAACTGTCACAATTACAAATGAATGTAGGATTTTCGCAAATAACACAAACTGTACTTTCGGTAAGCATCTTTCTTTATATATTTAACGGTTTGTTCTTTAAGTAAATTATTTTTTGTAAAAAATTAAAATAAATTAATTAATTCAATGATATTTGTAGAATCATGGCTTAGCTGATTTAAAGAACTTAAAATATTTTCCTTAAAACAATTTGCACTAAAAGAGTCGTAATTTTTTAAATTGTTATATACAATCTTTAGTTCATGTAAAACAGTATTTACGTAAGAATTTAGCGACCGGTATTCTATATTTTCTATCAATATTGGTTCATTTGGTATATTCCACAGTAACACTCCAGATTCCACAAGAATGATTATACTGTTTTTCAGCTCATCCAACCGCATTTGAAATGAAAGTATTTCGTTTTCTCTGTTACGAATACGTTTTGCGTAGTTTATATTTCTTTTTATTTTGATAGTACTACTGTACTTTATATTTGGAAAATAATGTTTCACTTCTGTGTCAAGTCGTATTAGATCATCATCTGTATAGTTTTCTCTTGTCATCGGGTCTCTTGTATCACCTGTTTTCATGATGTATTTAATTATTGATTCGTAAGAATAGAAAAAATGTTTTCTAAATTTTGTGCGATAAATGAAACATGGATATCCAATTTTATCAAGTGTTATACAATCTGTTGCATTTTTATAAAAATGTGATCTATACACATTTTGTATTATTTTAGCAGCAAGGTATTTATTGTAAGCATCAAAAAGTTCTCTCTTTTTTAATTTGGAACAGTTTTTTATACTAACTTTTTTACAAAGCTGCTTTAAAATTTTTATATTTAAATAACAAAACGAATCTTCATTTAACATTCTTTATATAAATTAAAATAAATCTTTATTACATTTAAGATTTATTTTAATTTTAAATTTTTAACAATCTTTTGCTATTCCTATCACAGCGCATGCAATTCTTTTACCAGCATTACCTGTTTTAAGACTTTCTTCATTTCCACCCAATCCACAATCATCTGGATCTGCGTGGATTATTAACCCCCTACCTATTATAGAATATTCACCTGAAAGTTTTATGATCTCATCATACGTACTATAATTGGCATTTCCAAAAAGGTCAGTAAATATATTTCCAAGATCACCTACATGTCTTTCATCAACTCCTGGACAACCATGATTTTTATTAAATGGATTATAATGGGCACACATGGATGTACATCCATCTGTTAGATCACCTGCTTTATGAATATGAAATCCATGTTTTGCGTTTGGTTTTAAACCAGTTATATTTATATCTATTTTTACATTATTTTTATTTTCTGTGAAATAAACAGTTCCCCTGACATTACCTTGAAAAACAGCTACACCCTTCATTTTAATGATTTTATATACTTAATGTATTTATTTATTTCTTTAAGAGAAATACTTTTATTTTTTTTAGAACCAAATCCATTGTAAGATGCGTCTTCAGGTGAATAAATAATACTTAAACACTTTTTAATCTCGGGCGTTAAAAATGTATTCTTTGGGGAATTTTCTTTATAAAATGAATCAAAGGTATTTCCAAAATGAGTTTTTCTTTTTTTACCAAAACCACAAGTTTCAAGATCCTTCTTCATTGTAACTTTTAACGTTATTTTTTTAATTTAAATTAAGATTTTTAAATATTCTTTCTTCAAGAAAGTTTAAATTGTTACTAATATTTAGACGGTTCATAGACACATTTAACTGGTTTTCACGATCGGATTTTATTTTATTTACTTGGTTATTCCACAGACTTTTAAATTTTTTACGATTTTGTTTTATGGAATTGTCAATTTCAAAGTTTGATACATTTGCACTAACGCCTTTCATTTTTTCATAAACTGCACGTTTCGTCATAGGATCAAGTTTTTCATATTCACTATCCAATAAGTCATTACAGTATTCTAAACAACAATTGCTATTTATGTAACACCCTGGTCTATTTATTAAAGAATTATAAACATAATCAGCTGGTATTTTTGCAAGCATATTTGCTATTTCTGAATTACCATCAAATTCTTTTAATCCTTGTTGGTAATAGTAATTGTAAATTTTTAACGCGATATTGTATTCCATTAAAAAGGAACTTTATTTAATTTAAAGAACTATACTTTTTTAAATTAAATGGAAAAATTAAAAGTGTTGTCCATAGACATCGGTATAATAAATTTAGGTTATGTTTATGCTGAAATAACATTGCCTGAATTTAAAGAATCTAAATGTAATCATTACACTGGGTTTTTAGAAAATATAAATATATTAGATTGCAATAGAGTTGATATCACACATACCAAACACCAACTTGTAAAATTTTGTGATTGTTGTCTTTATCATGATAATTGTGTTCCAGATTACCTTGATCACTTTATTCAAGAATTACCGCATTTTAAAGATATGGATATTTTACTTTTAGAAAGACAGCCTCCTGTAGGTATAACAAATGTTCAGGATCTCTTATTTACTAAATTTAGAAATAAAGTTCTTCTGATAAGTCCAAATTCAGTACATTTTTATTTCGGTATGTCCGATGACTATGAATCCCGTAAAAAACAAAGTGAAAAAATAGCAAATGATTATCTTTGTTATTTTTCAAATTTTAATAAAAATATTAGAAAACACGATATTTCCGATGCACTTTTAATGATACTCTTTTATTATAAACTAAGAAATGACAATCTTCCTTATAAAAAATGTATTATCGATTTCGAAAAATTCAGACTTTAAATTTTTACAAAATGTTATTTACTTAAAAAATTGAAATTGTAAATTGTAAAATGATTATCCTTACAAGAAACGATTTTCTGAACCTAGAAGAGTGTGAATGCGGAAAACCATTTTTTAAATTCAACAATAGCTCTAAAAACACATTTATAGCGAAATGTGCGAATTTTAAAGAAGAATATGATATGAAAACTAAAAAATGGACAGCTTCTAAAAAACAACCATGTGGAGATTACTATGTTTATCACGGACCACGACCTGTTTTTAAAGAAATTCAAAAAGCCATTGTTACAAAGTATTCATCAACTAATACTTTAGAAGAAAGACTTAAAGCACTCTTTAGATTTCTATTTGTTTCGAAATATAGTTCTACGATACAGGAAATTGATCTCATTGTTCAGAATGAACTCAATAGAGAACCTAGAAAAACATTTTATTATCCAACAACTGGATTATTTATGAAGATCTCCCATAAAGAAAGTTACGAAGACTACCGTGATAGAATTTTCAGTATAAAAATAGTTCCCAATTATAAACCACAAGTCATTAAAGAAAAAGAACCAATTATTAAAATTGTCGATCATCCTTTTGTTAATAGAACTGACAAAAAAACGGTTATTCGTAAAAAGGTAAATTTATCAAAAAATACTTTACCCAAACAGTATTTCGATTTACCAAAACAAAATAATTTTATAATTGTATCCGATTCCGATAGTGGTGGAGAATCCGAATCTGAAAGGAATGAATCAGAAACCGATCCAGATTCCGATAAAGATGAATCAGACTACGAAGACACTGAAACAGAAATTATAAATGATCTAGACGACTGTGACTACACCGAAGATTTTGATGGAGGTGATGACTATGGAGACTACGACGATTAAATTAATTCTTGTACCCTGATATTTTAGTTGGAAACTTACCTGTACGATTATAAACACCAAGTCTTCTACGATAATCTGCTATACTTGCTTGAAGAGAACTTTTATTCCATAAAACAAACATACTTAAATAACCAGCTCTTGATGGATCATTTGTTTTTAAATCCTTAAGGTGTCGTTTTATGTATCTATTACGTCTTTGTATATTTTTATGTTTATTCATATCACTCATACCTGCAGCACCAAAGTGTATAACTTTTTTACGACCATTTATTTCAAAAGTGGCTGTTAGTTTTTTCCCACTTTTTTTTGATTTTTTGATACTTATTAGTTTAATTGAACCTTTTTTTTTACCAAATGAAAATGGTTTTCCATATTCATTTACATTTACTATCTTTACCAAACATCTTTTACGAAAACCCTTTAGAGGGTCCAAGCATCCTTTCTTTGCCTTTTCAACAATTTCGGGACTTTTAGTACATTTACTACGGTAACTTTCATAACGGTCCCAAACTTGTTTAAGCGTTGGTATATTTTTAACACCTAGCTTTTTATTTTCTTTATTGTGTATATCGTATAACCACGTTACCAATGTTTTTCTATTTTTCATAACTTTGATGTCCAAACACGTCGGTTCTTCTGTTATAAATTTCTGATAACTTTCACGACAATATCTACATGGGAAAACTGTACCAGTCAGTTTGAAAAAATTAAAGTAATTTTCCTTTTGTTCAGCCGATGGTTCCCAAGGATAATTTTGGGCTATCGAGTGTAAAAATAACCAACCAGCTGGACCCCATACCCTCGTTTGTATTCCTGTATCATCCCCTGGCGTTTTTTCCATAACTTCTTTGTAAAAGAACATTATTTTAATTTAAAATAAAATAAAGTTTATATTTAAATGTCCGTTCAAAATTTAAACGAGCTTGTTCGAGAAATGTTGGAAACTCTTATTAAAAAAATTATAAGATCTCCTAACTTTGACTACACCCGAGATCTTTATGATATTGATGCATTGATGCCCAGAGGTGTTTCTGATTTAAACGTTATTTTTGATAATTTTCAAAATGTAAGAAGTCGTTTAAATCCTACCGAACGAAGATGTGTTTTAAATCGAATGGTAGATGTTTATTTAGAAACAAAGAAAGTTTTAACAAGTTCTGAAATTGAAAATATCATTGTTAATTGCCAGAATGGAGCAGGTCCAAGTAAAAGAAATCTTTCAGAAGCTTTTGAGAAAGAAACCGAAGAAAAGGAACCCAAAAAAAGATCATTTAGAGACTACACTGTAAAAGAAATTCTTGAAAGTAGTCCAGAATGCGCTATTTGTCTTGAAAGTTTAAGAAATGGATACCCCATTTGTATGTTAGGTCCATGTAAGCATATTTTACATTATTTTTGTTATAGAAAACTTCAAAAAGAAAGTTGTCCTATTTGTAGAAGAGATATAATTGAAACAAAAGTTCTTGGTCCCGAACTTCTTTATTTTGGTAAAGTGAAAAAGATCAGTTTAAAGGAAATAAATAAACTGATTTCTTCGGTTAAAAATATAAAATAAAAACTAAATATAATTTATAAAATGCCTTCACCTTCAGAAGAAGCGAAAAAACTTACATTAAAGAAGAAAGAAATTAAGGAAAAAATTAAAGTAAAAACATCGGATATAAAGGACCTACAGAAAAAATTAAAACAAGTTGGAAAAAAATAATTTAAGAATTTAAAAGTAATAATATAAAAGTAACTATGATTATCTTTCCGAATAGTATATTTACCCAAACTAAAGTAAAACAGCCAAGTATCATCAAAACAATAAGAATAAACGATGGTATTAAAAATGCTTGGTGGTTGAATAGTGACTATTATAGTTTAAATTTTGAAGATAAACGTTACATTTATACTTTTTTAACAAGAGAATCTGCTGATAATTGTATTTGCTTATTAAAAAAGATTTACAACAAAGATTTTTATGTAGATGAAGAGCCAAATCATCTTATGAAAAAACGCTGTATGTTAAATAATGTAGGTCTTATAGGAGTTACTGATTTTAATTATACTTGCGTTAATTCATTTTTCGATGAAAATTACATTTATACCCTAAATATAAGCTGTATTGATTTACTCGCTGGTCAAAAGCTTGATATAGATGAATATGTCGATAATTTAAATTTTCTTTTAGATTTTTAATAAAATAACATATTAAGTTAAATAATGAATTTACTAATTTCAATTATACTTAGTCTTTTATTTATTTATCTTGTTTCATATTATTATTACACTTCTTCCTTTTTTTTTAAAAATAAATTTAATGAAGATATATTGGTAAATAAAACAAACACCAATTCGTATAAATTTCCTAAAATAATTTTTCAAACGTACCATTCTATTTCCAAAATACCTAAATACATTTACGATAATAAAAAAGAATTTGCCAGTGGTTACAAAGTTGAAATATACGATGATACCACTGGTTTAGAATTTCTAAAAAAATACTTTACACAACCAGTTATTGATAAATTTAAAGAACTAACTGGAGCACATAAAGCTGATTTGTTAAGATACTGCCTACTTTATATATACGGTGGTGTCTATTTAGATATTAAAACAATTCTTACAAAAAATTTAGATTCATTTTTAAATTTCGACAACCTTACTTCCCATAGACTTTATACAGTAAAAGCTTCGACTTTGTTTTATCAAGCTATTTACCAAGGATTTATAGCCACAACTGCAAATAATCCTATTTTTATAAATCTTATAAATTTAATAATCCATACACCTAAACCAGTAACTAAAATAGTTTATCATATATTTACCATACAGATGTATGATTTAATTAAATCTGATTTTATAAATAACATATTATTTACAGAAAAATGTATAATTGGAAATGATCGTTATGGATTATATTGTGTTGTAAATAAAAATAATGATAAATTATTTAATGTTAGAGATCCAAAGTATCCATATTAAAAAGAAATAAATTCGTTGTCGTTATTTAGTTCAGTATTGTATCTTTCTAAAATACAATGAGCTAATTCGGTATAATCAAGACCGTGACTCATAAAATGTGAATATGCAGTTATAAATGGACTTTTGTTGTCCGAATAAAATTTTTCAAATATATATTGAAAACATTCAGGGCGATACTTATGAATGTATTTAATATTCTTACCTAGAAAATTAACCTGGTGGTCGTATTGTTCTTCAGATAAAATATAATTATTTACCGATTTAGCTGTATTAACAAGATTCTCCTGAAATTTATCATACAAAATATCACAAAGATTATTCATTTAAGGATATGTGCGATATAATAACAAAAGCAATGGAATCTGAAATTAATAATTTAGGCTATTTTATTCTTTTAAAAAGTATTCCAGATCACTTCTTAGAAAATATACGCAGAAATCTTTATGTTAAACCCATTGAAAACGCTAATTTTGGTGGTGGTGCCGATACATCTTTCCCTGTATTTAGAATTTCAAAAACTAAAGTTTATCTTCCCAGGTATTATGGAATTACAGTTTATGGACAACCAAAAAGAAACACAATTACCGATGGATCCATGGTAAATCTTAAATTTGAAGGAACACTTCGAGAAATTCAACAAACTACTATAGATGAAACATTAAAAACATTTGAAGAATTTGGAGGCGGTCTTATTTCTCTCGACACTGGTCTTGGGAAAACAGTTGTTGCTTTGAAATTAATTGAATTGATGAAAGTAAAAACACTTATTATAGTACATGCAGAATTTCTATTAGAACAATGGAAAGCACGTATAAAACAGTATCTCCCTGATGCAAAAATAGGTGTTATACAACAAGATCTTTGTCAAACAAATGATGTAGATATAACTATAGCAATGATCCAAACACTTGTAAAAAGAGACTATCCTAAAGGTACTTTTGATACGTTCGGAATGATGCAAATTGATGAATGTTTTCCATATAGACAAAATATAGCTACCGATGAAGGTAGCATGTATATAGGAAAACTTTATAATTTATGGAAAACAAATCAAGAATTACCACTTATATTAAGTTATAATGAAATTACGGGAAAAACTGAATATAAACGTATAACTTATGCATGGGAAAAAGAAAATGAAAATCTTTTAAAAATAAGTTATTCAAAAAGTAATTTAAAATGTACTGAAAATCATAAATTATTAACACCGGATGGTTATATCGAAGCTAATAAATTAAATATAGGTGATCTTTTAAAATGTAATTTTAATGAAAATCTATTAGAATCTATGGTAGCACAAGCATTAAATAGTGATCAATATCAGGTTTTTTTGGGGAGTTATTTAGGTGATGGAAATATTAATATATTACCAAGTCAAAGATATCGTTTAAGAATTATTCATTCTGAAAAACAAAAAGATTATTGTGAATGGAAAGCCTCTATGTTTAACTGTAATATTAAAAAACTTGAGAACAATGGGTATTCTAAAGGTATTGCTTATAGTTTTTGTAGTAAAATTATAGATTTACCTTCAGATAAAATATTAAACAAAAATCTAAAATCATGTCCTCAATGGGTATTAGATGATTTAGATGATCGGGGAATAGCTATATGGTGGATGGATGATGGGTATTTAAATAAAAAAGGAATATGTGGTGTATTATCAACTTGTTCATTTGATGAAGAAACACATATACGATTTATTAAAAAATTTAACTCTATTGGTATTCAATGTTTATACAGAGATGATGGCCATGGATATTATAGTATATACTTTAATAAAGAAGGAATATATACTTTATTAAAAAAAATAAGACCATATTTACATGAAAGTTTAAAATATAAATTTTATAATTTGTTGTTGGATCAAGCTACTGATCAATTCTTTAATGGGTCATATGATACAACATATACTAATATACAAAACATTAACCCAACTGTAATTAAAGAAAATTATAACCAAATAGAACCTCCAAAAAATGAAATTTTATATATTTGGAATAATTCTTTTTTAAATTATGGGACTGTAAAAATTACATCAATTGAAAAAATAAAAAACAAATCTAATAAAGTTTATGATATAGAAGTTGAAGATAATCACAATTTTGTATGTACTAGTACAAAAGGTGGAATAGGACCAATTGCTCATAACTGCCATCATGTAGCTGCTAAGTCATTTTCAAGTTTATTTTACAAAGTACAGACCAAGTATCTCCTGGGACTATCTGCAACACCTGAACGTAAGGACGGGTTGTCCAAGGTAATTTACTGGTTTCTTGGCCCACAGATAATTAGTATAAAACGTGAAATGGATAAACCCAAAGTTACATTTTTAATGAATAATATAATAAATTATGAAGAAAAATACAATCGTCTGGGTAAAATCAATAACCCAACTATGATAACCGATCTCACTTTGAAAAAAGAACGTAATTTACTTATTATAACGACAATTGAAAAATTATTAAAAGAATCACGTAAGATACTTGTACTTTCCGATCGTAGGCAACATTGTGAATTTTTAGAAGCTCAGTTAAAGGATCTTTCAATTTCATGTGGTGTTTATTTGGGTGGTATGAAAACAGTAGAGCGCGAGAAAACAGTAAATTGTTCAGTTATTTTAGGTACTTACCAGGCATCAGGTGAAGGTTTTGATGTACCTGAATTGGATACTCTTATTTTGGCAACTCCAAAGAGTGATGTTCAACAAGCAATTGGACGTATTCTTAGACAAAAAAATAAAAATGAACCGATAATTATAGACATAGTAGATTCATTTTCAATTTTTAAAGGTAGTTATTACAAACGTAGAAAATTTTATAAACTAAGTAATATTGAAATAAATTAATTTAAACTGTAATTGAGTTTCATGAAAATAACTATATTTAAAAATAACAAAATACTTATTAAGATAAAAAGTAATATGATCAATACAAGTATTATATAAATAAATTTTTTAATACGATTCCATACACGATCCTTGTTTATTATATTTAATACGCCTTTTTCTTCCATTATTATTAAGTTAATTTAAAAAAAAAGAATATTTAACTTAAATGGTTAAATTACAATTTAACCCGAAACAACAAAGCTCAGAAAATGTTGTTTCGAGTAAAACTACAAAGAGAAAACTATTAAATCTAAACCCTTTTATTGATTCCAATTTAATTGTCAATGAATTAAAAAATAATAAAATCCATGACTATATCGGATTGGAAAATTGTCATTATACATTAAAACAATGGTACTTTTCTGAAGAAAAAGCTAATTTAAAAGAAAACAAGAAACCTTTTTTAATTATAGGTCCTACTGGTTGTGGTAAAACATCACTTATTGAACTTTTTTGTGAAGAAAATGATATTTCTATTTATTCTGTAAAAATATCTGATAAAACGAAAAAAGACATTTTAAAGGAAATTCAGCTTTTTTCTCAATATTCTGCTAATTTTTTTATAAAAAGTGTATCGAAGAAAATTATATTTATTGATGAATATCAAAATGGACAAAATGATGTTTTTAGTATAACAGATATTTCAGAATTAATTACTAAAACTGATTTACCTATAATAATTATAAGCTCTGATTCAAAAGGCTCAAAATTAAGTGAATTAAAAAAGTTCTGCGATGTTTATTACATAGCTGAAATAAATTTCGGTGTAATTAAAACATGGATTTCTTCAAAATTTAAAGATATTCCTGAAAATGATTTACTGAAACTTATTAAAAAATGTAAAAGCGATATCCGTCTTTTATTAAATACACTCCATTTTAGTAAAAACAAAGTATTGGATAATTGTTATAAGGACTTTGATATAAATATTTATGATTTTACACAAAGTTTATTTAATGACATTGAACCAATTACTTTAAATGATATTTTTAAAATTTACCAAACCGATGGATTTTTAATAAGTAACTTAGTTCATGAAAATTATCTTGACTTCAACAATGATATAGACGCAATTGCAAAATCAGCTGAAAGTATATCATTAGGTGATTATATCTTTTCAGATACATACGATTCTACTCGATCATTTTTGCCAGATTTTCATTGTTTAAATGCATTGGCAATACCAAGTTACTGTTCAAAAAGTGATAATAAAGTTCAACTTAGAACAAGTTGTATAAATAATCGTTACAATATTTATCTTAACAATAAAAAAATCGTTAATAAAATTAATTTAAATATTTTTGATATTTTTATAATTAAAAAGATTTTAAATCACGATCTTGTTAAAACAAAAGTACTTTCAGAGTACCAGAAGGACTATCTTAAAAACGTAAGTTCCATTGGTATAGAAAACCTTGAACTCATTTATAAACATTTTAGTGATTTTAAAGAAAATTCTAAACCAAAAAATTTCACATTAAAATTTAAAGAAAAAATAAAACTTATTATAAATGGAATATGAGGATCTAAGAATTCTTATCATTGAAAGAACTAATTTCGAAAATGAAATTTTTGACTTTTTAATTAACCCGCTTGTGTTTGTACCACCAGATGATCCATTTTGGGATCCAGTTACTGTAAATTTAAATGATTCTCAAATAAATCAATTAAAAACCATTGAAAAAGAAGCTGAATGTTTTATTTGTACCAACATTTCATTGAATTTTAGTAATTTAAATTGTTGTAACAATGATATTTGTTCGGATTGTACTTTTAATTGGTTTTCAAAATCAGTAAAGTGCCCATTTTGTAAGCAAGATCTACGTGACTTTATTTAAGACACGCTTTGCGCGATTTTATTTAATTTAATTTAAAGAAACACTTAACTTAAAATAAATGAGTTATTCATCGGTTAATGCAAATGGTGAATTCTTTGATACAGATTTAACAGTTTATTCAAGTGTTTCAGCTGATTCCATTTACATGAGAACATTTGAACAAATTATATCTGAACGTTGTGATTTACATCCTCAGGGATACTACAGAAATGTTTTTGAATCCATTCGTGATAAACTTTTTGTTTTAGGTGAAATTGAACAAAGCATCAGTGATTCCGATTACAATAAATTCAAGGAAAAACACAACATTTCTAAAATAACCGATACCATCGATACATTTAAAAAAAATATAAGTGATCTTTATGCTAGAAAAATTGAAATTGAAATAATGTTAGATAAATCCAATAAAGAATACACCAGTTTTTGTGAAAATATAAAGAATTCTGTAAAAAGTATTGAAATAATTAACAATTTTACAAAAGACGATGAACTATTAAAACAACTTTTACTTGATAAAATTGAAAGCTGTTATACTCAATTAAACCTGGAATCCCTTAAAAAAGAACACCTCGAAATTATTTCTGAATTTAATTTCTTGAAAAATACACTTATTGAATTTTCAGGAATAAATTTTAGTACAATGTGTGGAGTATGTATGGATAAACAAGTAAGTTGGTATATAGATCCATGTGGTCACACTCTTTGTAATGAATGTAAAACTAAATGCGAAAGTACAATTAATTGCCACTATTGTCGTAATAAAAAGAATTGTTATAAAAGATTGTACCTTTAAAAAAATAATGTTAAAAATAAATGAAAATACTTTTAAGTTTATTTGTTTTTTTTGTTTTATTAACTATCTATTGGCTGACTAAAGCGAGTAATGCTGAGAAAAATGGAACACCGGAGTCATCTGGTTATATTGCAGGAGCTTTTCTTTCTTCTGTGATAGTCATTTATTTATTAATTTTACAACTAATTATTCTTCCCTTGTTTTCTATTTTATTTAAAGTTTTAAAGAATATTATTAAAAATGTCAAATCGCGTTGAACAACTCAAGGACATCCAACAAAATGCCCTTGAACTATTTAAAAGAAAGAATGCAGACTACGGTGATGCATTTGCTAAATACGGTCTTGTCGGTGTTCTTATGAGAATTGAAGACAAAATCCAAAGGTGTCTGAGTATAACCAGATCAGGTATTAATTTGGTTAATGATGAAGCCCTAGAAGATACTCTTTTAGATCTCCATAACTATGCTGCAATGGCTTTAATGCTTTCGCCTGCTAAAATAAAACCTTAATTGGTAAATTACTACTTTGTTTGTAAAGACCTGCAACAACTATCAATGACTTCGCAATTTCTTCAACAACAGGGAAATCCTGGTCTTCAATGTAAAGACTGGGTACAAACTCAACTTCATTTACGAAGTACCCCATTGGTGCAGATTCTAAACCTGAACCGACATCTATTCTTGTCAAAATTGGATTACTGTACATACCAGGTAAATCTAATTTTGGTAGGTTTTCCATAACCTTTTGAGAAAATTTCATAAGGTATTCCCAATTTTGAGGTGGAATACGGTACTTTCCTCCTTCTTGTATAGGTGTTTCTACAAGATCCTTGGATGTAACTATACTGTATGCATAAATACCATCTATAAAGTAACAACGAATTTCTGGATTATCCTTATCAAAACCAGGAATGTATTCTTGAATAATTATGGATTTGTACTTTGGTATATTTTTGGCTAGGTATTTCTTAAATCGGTCTTTTTGACAAAAAAGAGTACTTTTACAAACTTGTTTTTTACAACTAGATTGTTCAGCACATCCAGGATTGGACAAGAATTTAGCAAAATCCTTTGATTCCTGTCCATAAACAGGTTTTGTTATAATAGATTCCCATTTATTAGTTGTAATTTTTGAAAGTATTTTATTTACGTAACTATCGGAATTACGTGTATTCCATTTATACTTGGTAATACAGTGGGTTGGGGCGACAGGTATATTTTTACCAGCAAGGTATTTGTAATAGTGACACTTGTTATTTATAAATTTTTGATAATTATAAGGAGGATAGACATTATTACTCTTTTTTAACGCATGTTTAAATTTTAAAAATTTTGTTTTATCGCTAAGATGGAATGATTCTAACAGATCGTAAATGATTACAAAAACGATATCATTCTTTTTAAATCTTCTTACAGAAATTTCATCGGGTGTTATATAATCAACTGTTACACCTTTTGATTCAAGATAAATCCCTATAGCAACATCAGCAGGAACGCACAATTTTTTTTTACGCATAATTGTAAATTTACTGTAACGTGGATCTTTTGCTAATTGAAGATAATCTTCTGAATTGATTTCCATAAGTTCATCTTTCTTTTTTTCCGCATTTTTATAATTTAAGACTATACCGACTTTTAAAGTTTCCATTTATATTAACAATTATAAAAATTAAATAGATAATTCGTAAGTATTTTTTTATTAATAACTGAGTATATAAAAATGGTAGATAATTTATCATCCATTGTGATATTACGTGCATTATTTCTATTATTATTAATAGAAAAGGGATGGACTATAAAAAAAACTAAAAATGAAAAGAATACATATACAATGTATAAAAGTATTAAAAAAAATAATTAACTTAAAAGAAGAATATATTATTTATAATAAAGAATGGGCGGTGGTCTTATGCAATTAGCCGCTTACGGCTCCCAAGATGTATATCTTACAACCAATCCAGAAATTACATACTTTAAAGCTGTTTATCGTAGATATACAAACTTTTCTATGGAATCAATTGTACAACTTGTTGATGGTAATATAAATTTTGGAGGTAACGTCACAATTGTTGTTGCAAGAAATGGTGATCTTTTAGGAAACATGGTACTTCAAGTTTCTCTACCAAATGTAAGTACATACATTGTTAGTCCAAGTTCTTATAGTTATCTTGGATGGATGCAAAGTGTTGGTAATTATCTTATTAAATATATTAGTATAGAAATTGGAGGACAACAAATTGATGAACAATATGGTAAATGGATGGATATCTGGTCAGAACTTAATTTATCTGGAGCACAGTTAAATGGTTATGGAACAATGGTTGGTAAAAATTTTAACAATGCTGTTTGGCAACCATACGATCCAAGCGTTGAACCTGGTTCTAGGTTAATGATACCACTGTTATTCTGGTATTGCAGAAACCCAGGTTTAGCTATACCAATTATAGCACTTCAGTATCATGAAATTAAACTTAAAATTACATTTGAAAATTTTAATAATTTAATAGTAGCTATTAATAATGGCCAGTACGTCACTCCGGTATTAAATGGTTTAACTCCACCTCTTAGTAATAACTTTGCTATATGGAATAATTATTATTTCTTAGATACTACAGAACGTAGAAAATTTGCACAAAATCCTCACGAGTACCTTGTAGAACAAGTACAGTCACAAACAGGAAATGTAATAACTTCAACTGGTGAAAATTTTATAAGACTTAATTTAAATCACCCAACTAAAGAACTTATTTGGGTTTTTAATAGAAATGGAACAAGTGCTCCTCAAAATGATTTTAGTATAGGAACGGACTTAATTCCAAATGGAACACCTGCACAATTTGCTCCAATGTATTCTTTTAAATTAATTCTTAACGGAACCGATAGATTTAAGGAAAGATACGCTGAATACTTCCGCCTTAACCAAAATTACGATCACCATACTAAAACTCCAGGAAACTACATCTATACTTATTCATTTTCACTTAGACCTGAAGAGCATCAACCATCTGGTACATGTAATTTTAGTAGAATTGATACAGCCCAACTTAATTTTTTTCTTAGAAACAGTAGTACTTCACCTGGAAATTTAGACGGATCGCCCCAAGAAAACTACGATGAACTTCCAAGTTATACACTTTTTGCACCAAGTTACAATATTTTAAGGATTATGGGAGGCATGGGAGGTTTAGCCTACAGTAATTAAAATTAAATAATTTAATTAATTAATTAAATTAATTTCGTAATTTTCCAGAAAAATAAAATATTTCTAAAGAGTACAAATTTACCAAACTAACTAAAAATGGGAGGAGGACTTATGCAGCTTGTTGCCTACGGCGCCCAGGATATCTATCTTACAGGTCAGCCCCAGATTACTTTCTTCAAGAGCGTCTATCGCCGTCACACTAACTTCGCCATTGAGTCTATTCTCCAGACCATCAATGGTTCCGTCACCCCTGGTTCCAGGGTATCTGTTACAATCAGCCGTAACGGAGATCTCCTTAAGAACCTCTGGTGTCAGTACAACCCCAGCCTTCTCGTCCCCGTTGCCGGTACAACCGTCACCCAGCTGGCTGATGATCTTTCCCATGCTCTCCTTCAGATTCTTGAGATCGAAATTGGAGGTCAGCTGATTGATCGCCAGTATGGTCTCTGGCTCAGCGTCTGGCGTGATCTTGTTGAGTGCAACCCTACCGGTAACCAGGGTACTCTCCTTGCCGGTGGTGCTGAGCCCGTTCTTAACTCCTCAACTGGTCTTGAGAGTTCCACCAAGTACCAGAGGATGGCCTACACTCACTACGGAGGTAACGGTATTACCAACACTGCTTCTGCCCCCACTGAGGCTTACATTCCCATGCGCTTCTGGTTCTGCAAGAACCCCGGACTTGCCGTTCCCCTCATTGCTCTCCAGTACCACGAGGTTAAGTTCAACATCCAGTTCGCCCTTGCAAGTTCTTACCTTTTCCCCGCCACTGCCGCAAGCTCCCTCGCCAGTGCCAACTTCCAGGTCTATGCTGACTACGTTTATCTCGACACCACTGAGCGCAGGCAGTTCGCTCAGAATGCTCATGAGTACCTCATTGACCAGCTTCAGCAGCAACAGGAGTCTTCTTCCGGAACCTCTGCCAATAACACCATTCGCCTTAACTTCAACCACCCTGTTAAGGAGCTTATTTGGTGCGGTTCCCCAGTTACTCTCAGCTCTGCAAGCTCTGTTGATAACACTGCTGGAGGTGCTACACCCAGTCTTATCACCAATCTTTCTGGTGCTGCCAGTAACACCCAGATCAAGATCATCCTTAACGGTACCGACCGCTTCACTGCCCGGAATCTTAAGTATTTCACCAGGAACCAGGTTTGGGATTGCCACACTGGTTTCGGTGCTACAGGTGTTCCTGATTCCATTGCTCTGTATTCTTTCGCTCTCCGCCCCGAGGAGCACCAGCCCAGCGGTACATGTAACTTCTCCCGTATTGACACTGCTCAGCTTTCATTCCTTGGAGGTTCCGGTGAGACCATTTCCGCCCTTACTATCTTCGCGGTAAATTACAACGTGCTCAGGATTATGTCCGGTATGGGAGGTCTTGCTTATTCAAATTAAAACTAGCATTGCTAGTTTTAATACGCATTTTGCTTTCAGCAAAATGCTCGAGCAATTAAAGCGGTTAATTATAAAATTTATAAAAATAAACTTTGTAACCTTTTTGTAAAAATCAAGGATCTTTTGTTTTTTTGTTCCCCCATTTTTAAACAAAAATAAAATATGACAAATTGGTTAAATGTAAAATACTCGGTAAATAGATCGAGCTAAAATTAGATTAATTAAATAATTTATTTAATTAAATTAAATTTTTACTGAAAAAAAATTACGAATGTCTTTATTTTTTTCATTCTTACGCTTAGCCTCACCTATACTCAGTTTTTCACGCTGTTTTGCCTTTACCAACGATGGTCTATTGAACATCTTTTCACATTTTAATTGACCCAATAAAATATCAAATATTGTCTTCAACGGATTCTTTAATTGATGCTCTAAGTAATAAAGTGTATCTATAGGAACATTGTTTTCAACAACATAAACTGGATCTTCAACTTTTTTCCAAGACAACGCCTTAGGATCACCTATATCCACATAAACAAATGGTACCCTATCACCCGGTTTAGGTGCGCCATTTGGATCTCTTTCTTTCATTTTTTGAACCAATTGGTAATGAGCAATTGTTTCCGGTCTCGCATAGTCATTACGAAGTGTTTTTGAAAGTATAAGCTTTTTTATTGGAACTTCTCCATTAAGTAAGTTGTCAATGTGTTTTTCCGCCTGTTCAACTCCCAAGCTTAAATTATTTTGAAACATGATAGGGTTGAGTACAGCATCGAGTGTTTCCTTTACATAACCACAGTTGTCTCTACGAACCAATTCAACACCCTTTGCTTCTATTTCTCCATTGTGTTTCTTTGGATCAGTCCATTCGAGATACATATATCTTTTCTTAGCTACCAAAATCAATGGATACATAAATTTTTCAAATTCTAATTCAATTGGTTTTTTAAAGGTTTCCGATATCTTCTTAGCCGCATTCTCAGCCACCTTGAATAAAGTCGTTAAAGTTCCATCTGGATCTACCGGTTGAGGGAAGATAACATAACAAGAATCAGTGTCTCCATACACTATCTCACATTGAAACATTTCTTTAGCGTGGTATTGTGTTTGTTCTATCATCAGTCTTCCACAACCTGTAACACTTTGTGAAATTTCCAAACAAGGTAAAGCACCAACTGTAGCTCCAGTGAAACCATAAATACTGTTCATGGATACCTTGATGGCCAATTGTTTTGCATTAAGAACCGTCTTGACAAATGGATCTGTTGCGGCATTCATCTCCTTTTTTGTAACCTTACGATTCTTCCACAACGATTGGAGAATACCAGAAAGTACCCCTGGCTGATTTTGAACAAAACTAAATTTACCAGCTGGACCACAATCTATTGTGCTGTATTCATAACCTGGTAAATTCATAAACTTTTCATTAAGTACAACTGTACTGTAACACATGTTATGGGCGATCATAATGGATGGATACAGACTTGCAAAATCCAAACCACACACTGGTCTTGTATAATGTCCTATGTGAGCTTCAAGAACAGTAGCTCCTTGAAATTTACCATCGGTGTCTTGTTTTGGTAAAATAGGTATAAGATAACCAGCTTTGCGTGTTTCGTAGGCAATCTGACTAAAAACCTTAATAGATTGCCCACGTGTGATCAGGTACTCCAAGGGAACTCTTGTTACTTTAGCCATCTCAATGTGATTTGGTAAAACTGCAAACTTTTCGAATAACAATAAACACAGATTAGTATCCTGGACACAGTACTTTCCTACACGAGTTCTTTTTTCACGTGTTCCATGTTCTTTGTTCCAAGCTTCGAATATTTCTTTTGGTGATACATCGTCTTTACCCTGTTTCAGGAAGTATTCACCTACGTAGTCAAGTTTGTAGCTTTCGAGTTTAAAGTCTTTTTTGATAACCTGGAGAAGATCTATATGGGTTCTTCCGATCAGATGGGTCATTTTCCAGTCATTAAATCCTGATTGCTGGTTATTAAGAATTTTTTTAATGACTTCTGTTCTTTTACCTGGAAGTTTTGATTGATAATTGAAGATATCGGTTATTCCTAAAACTTGGGCACGTTCAAAAAGGTAACCGTTATCGAAACCAAATATATTGTAGCCAACTATGATATCGGGATCGGTTTCTCTGATAAATTCTGCATACCTAAGCAAGAGAGCTTTTTCAGATTTAAATTGCATAACGGTGGTGTCTTCAACAGAATCAATTGTCCCAAGATTAAAAAGGTATTTATCGGTTTTACCGGATGTGGTATCTTTGTTAATACAGCAAATTTGGGTGACACGGTCATTGGGTTTAAGGGCATTAGGGAAAGATCCATCTTCACTACAAGCTTCTATATCAAAGTACATTACTCTAACGTTGCTTAATTTGTTATCAAGAGAGTAATTATTAACTGAAGTCCATGGACATTCGTGATAGTTTTCTTCTTCATTAAATGTATATTTTTCAATTTTAACCCAGCCTGCTGTAAGAATATCGCGGATATGTGTAAAACGAAGTATTGGGTCGATGTTGGATTCATAAAGTGGAAAACGGTACTCTTTTCCACTAATTTGAAAGGTGTTTTCCTGAATACGATATCTCAAACTTTTAAAACTTTTAAAATTATAAAAAGAAAGTTTTAAAAATTTTCGTATTTTATTGTTTTCAAAACCATGGTATTTTTTTCTTTCAAGAGGCTCTACCGATTTTACTACTTTACCAAACATTTCTTTAATGTGGTAAATAAAGGAACTATCGGAATTACCTGGTATTTCAATAAAGAAGAATGGAAAATAATTTTTTAAAAGAACTGTTATCGGTAGTCCTTCAAGTGTTATACCAAATACAAATATGGAATATTCTAATTTCTCAGATTCATTTTCACGATCTTCACAATACCAATCTAAAGTTTGAAAAATAAGATCTCCATTTTGAGAAGACTCCTTTTCACGTATATCCCACGGAGTCATTCTTTTAATAACTTAATGCACATATTTTTAAGCATATTTATTTTAAATAAAAATATAATCCTTTATAAAGAATCCTTCCATGGTTAATAAAAAAATAAATATTGTATTGACTTTAATTATTTTTATTTTATGTATTCTTTTTTATAGATACATCTTCGATGGAACTGAAAAATTCAAAAGCAATTTAGATGGAAATTATTACAACGTACGTTTTGGAAAAGACTCTCAAAAGAAAGCGGATCTTTTGGCTTTTATTAACTTGAAATTAGGTATATTGGTAAGTTCTTTAAGAAATGATCAGAGATATAAAAATAATCCAGATGTAAAAAGATTACTGAATAACTGGGATCGTGGAATAACAATTAAAGAAATAGGTTTTATGGAAAACGATGCTGCGTACGTAATAAATAAACAACATCTTGCATTTTGCTTACAAGATCTTCCATACCCTAACTCTAATTCAAAAAATACAAATATAGAAGATACAAATTTAATTACATATGTTAGTATCCATGAACTAGGGCACATAATGTCTGAAGAAACTGGACATGGTAGAGAATTTATTAAAAATTTTGAATTTTTACTTAATTATTCAAAGAATTTAAAATACATCGATCCATTTTTAAATAAAGAAATACCACTTTACATTGAGTTGAGTAAATTAAAAACATCGGATAATTATTGCGGCGTTCCATTGCTAAATTCAATTAATTAAACTTTAAAAAAAAATAATTATTATAATTATAAAGTAATGGGTTTTTTCTTATTTGGTAAAAAGAAACGGACTGTTCGTAAAACACTTAAAAAGAAACCAAGTGCTAAAATACTTAGAACTTGTAAAAAACTTAAAATAAAAACAACAAAAAAAGTTGGTTCCAAAAGGGTTTATAAATCAGTAACAATTCTTAAGAAACTCATTAAAAGAAAAATGCGTAAAATGAAAAAAGTGCGTAAAGTTCGCACGAAAACCGTAAAACGTTATTCTCATTTCGGTAGAGCCGGCGAATTTGAGAACCCTGCTAACTATGGATACAACCAGCCAGTTGTACAGAAACAAGGTATCCTTGATCAAACAAGCCAGGTAGTAACAAGTTCTAACAATGCATCAAGGCCATCTGGTCTCGGTCTTGCTGGAGAGTTCATCCCAACATACGGTGTAGCAAGGCCATTCTTCACTGCCGATGTACCCACACAGGTAGGTCCCCAGTGGAATTTTATGGGACAACCTGATGGAACTGCTTACCCTGTAGGTGGGCCATTCGTACGTTACACAAAACCTGCCTTCGGAAAGAAAGCCCGTAGGTCCAACCGAAGTGCATGCGCTGGTCTTGGAAAAAAACGTTGTGAATCTTCAGCTATGTGTAAATACACCAAGGTACGCAAGTGCCACAGACGCCCCGTTAAGAAAACTGATCCTGGATTTAACATGACTGCTGGTGACGATGAGGACCTCAGTGCTTATGCTGAAGCTGCCGGTATCACCTTTTTCGGAAGGCGCCGCAAGACCGTCCGCCGTAGGCGGTACAATGTTGCTGGATCAAGCTGCAACAAGCTGAGGTCAAGGACATGCAAGTCAAATCCCAACTGCACCTACACCAAGAGGGGTTGCCGTAGGCGTTCAGGAACAGCTTCAAGAGGAATTGTTTATGAAGGACCATCCCTTCAGTATGGAAGACGTCGCAAGACCGTCCGCCGAAGGAGGTACAATGTTGCTGGATCAAGCTGCAACCGTCTTAAGAAGAGGGTTTGTCAGTCAAGTCCCAACTGTACCTACACCAAAAGGGGTTGCCGTAGGCGTTCAGGAACAGCTTCAAGGGGAGTTGTTTATGAAGGACCCGCTCTTCAGTTCGGAAGGCGCCGTAAGACAATCCGCCGAAGGAGGTACAATGTTGCTGGATCAAGCTGCAACCGTCTTAAGAAGAGGGTTTGTCAGTCAAGTCCCAACTGTACCTACACCAAGAGGGGTTGCCGTAGGCGTTCAGGAACAGCTTCAAGGGGAGTTGTTTATGAAGGACCCGCTCTTCAGTTCGGAAGGATTCGGTTTTAAAAGTCAATTTCTTTGAGTAAATTGATTGATTTTTTTGTTATTTTTTGTGGAAATTTTATATTAAATAACAAAATTAAATCAAAATTTTGAAATTTTATGGAAAATCCATCATTTTGTTTAACAATGTTATTTTTAATAATTACTGAGTGTTCAGTTCCAAAAGGATCTTTAAAGGTTTTAGAAAAACCAATTAACGAATCTTTTAAAGTTATATCGAAAAGATAATAAAGTTTATTATTTATAAAAGTGTAATTGGGGTCATTGATTTTAATTTTAAATAAAATTTCAGAAAATTCAATAAAGTTATTTAAATTTACAAAAGGCTCAATATTTACATTTATTGTTTTAAAGTTACGACAATTGCAGTTTTTAATACCACCATTACCTAAACATTCCATACAAACATCTAAATTGACACCATTTAATGTATAACCACCACCGCCACAATTGAGACAGATATTTAATTCACAGTTACAATTACAATTAACATTTACTTCTTTAATGGTGCCTGTAAAATATTCCAATGGACTAATTAAAATTTCAGTTACTTTTTTATTAGAAGATTGTGTTGGTCTAAAAAAAGATTTAAAAAGATCATTTAAAATATTATTGGGTAAAGATTCTTCCTTGTAATTAAGAAGATACTCGTAAGCTTCATTTATTTTTACAAATTGATCTGATCCAGTAGGGTTCTTGTCTGGATGATATTCCTTTGCCAATTTACGATAATTCTTCTTTAATATTTCAGGTGTATATTTTTCAGGTAGATCTAGAAGTTTCCTTGCGGAATATAAATTCATTAATTTTAACTAATAGTACAAATTAACGATTTTAATAAAATTTAACGAATTTTTTTACTTTAATTTTTTAAGTTTGAGTTTAATTAATCTTTTAAGAACTTTCAAACTTTTATAAACCCTCTTGTTACCACGCTTAATGGTTGTACGAATCCTCAGCTTTTTGCACTTACGAAGAATCGCTTTAGGGATTTTCTTTACCTTTTTGCTTTTTTTAACAGTTTTGCGCTTTTTTCCAAATTCCATTACAGGAAGTTCAGGTCCTTCCTTTCCTTCGAAGTATTCACCAGATGGATTTGTAATAACACCCTTTCTTGCCCGACACTTATTGACCGATCCGGCATTCCAAGTACAATTCTGGCGAGTATCACAATCTGATTTAGACTTTATACTTCCGCAAAACTTGGTATAATTGTGATAATTGAAATCATCACTGGTATTTCTAAATTGTGGGGAAAAAATAGGTGTTGAAAAAGGTGTTGGTACAGGTGTTACAATTTCTTCAATAACACTTGGCATAACTATAGGTAAGGATTGGTTAATAGCAGGGCTCTGTACTACCTTCTTTAAGTAAATCTGATGCCTTGGTTGTTTATCAGTACGTTTCCTACAACCAGTTGATGTTGAATAGCATGGATAACTTGATCCACTCATGTAATTAGTACAATCCTGGTAGGTATTTGGTAAGACAGAACATTCTGAACTACCAAATTTGCTTTTTCTACAAACTTTGCAGGATCCAAACCGAGACCTTTTTTTACCAAAATCAAGTGCATTTAAATCATAATCAAAGTTATCCTTCAGGGGATGTGAAGCGACTTCTTCAGCAACTTCAGCTGCATTATTGGAAATATCAGTTACAATTGGGCTACTTTGGCCATAATACCCTGAAGCTACTTCAGCTGCTGCCCTTTGGCTTAAATAAATAACCTGTGCTTTAGTTGCACCCATTGTTTCAGCAGCATCAGCTACAGCCGCACCTGCAGCAGCAGCTTGTTCTTTAACATCACCTCCATTTGCAGCTACGTTTCTTACAGCTACATTTTTTACTAATTCTAATTGAGACTCATTAATTCGAGACTCGTTAATTTGAGACAATGTCCTTTTAACGGTTCTTCTTTTAACAGTTCTTTTTTTAACGGTTCTTTTTGATTTCGAACGCTTTTTTTTCGCCTTTCCAAATAAAAATTCAAGCATTATATAATTTGTTAATATTTTATTTTAATTATTTATTTTTTAAGGAAAATAATTGTTTTTTCCGCAGCTATTTGTTCGGCTTGTTTTTTACTCTTACCCGAACCAGACTCGTAAAAATTCCCATTAATACTTACAATGACTGTAAAAATACGATTATGAGGAGGACCCTCAGTACCAGTAAGAATATACTCAGGTGTTGTATTTTTAAAATTATGTTGAGAATACTTCAATAGGGTATCTTTATAGTTGTCTTCAATAAGTACTTCTGTAAAATCAAGTGAATCAATTAATTCTATCACAAATGAATTTACCGCCTCGAATCCAAGATCCTTAAATATAGCTGCTAAAAATGCCTCAAATGAGTCTTCAAGTATTTTTTGTGAATCACGTCCTTTTATGTTTTCAACGTGGTTACTCATAAGGATATATTTTCCTAAATTTATCTGTTTCGCTAATTTTGCAAGCTGTGTTCCATTTACTAATTTAGTTTTGATTCTTGTTAAAAATCCTTCATCTTTGTCTGTATATTTATGGAAAAGGTAATTTGCTATAATAAGACTTAAAACGGAATCTCCTAAAAATTCCATACGTTCGTTATGCTGTAACAGATATTCCTGAATTGGTTTTTCACCGGTGTATCTTTTTACTGCTTTATAAATACTTTTATGAACAAGTGCTCTTTGATAATAAGACACGTTTTTTATTTTAATTCCTTTCAAAAGATCCTGGATTTCCTCACGTGTAACATGTGGTGTTGAAAAATCATGAGTTGCGAGATCTTCTTCTATTTGTTTTTGAATTATAGTTTGAATATCGGTCTTTTCATTTTTACTTTGTTTATCAATGATTCCTATTTCTGTTTCAGAATCAGAAGAAGTATCATTGATAAATAAAGTATCGTTCATTTTTTTAAAGTTAATATGCATATTTTTTTAAGTTAATTTTAAAATATCTACTTTTATAAAGAATCTTAAATGGATGAATATACAAAAATACAAATTAGAACACTTTTTAATAATATTTTACCTCTTCATGGTAGAAGAAAGGATTCTAAACAAAGATCTTTTTTAATTGATTGTATAACTCAAAGTGGATACATTAAGGAAAAAGAAAGTATTCCCGATATTTTTGAAGAAGTTGAATATAGTGAAGTAGGTGCTCCAGAAGAAATTCTTGAAAATAAATATCGTTTTAGTAGAACTTTTTTTAACCCTACACAACAATTTAATAGACTTGCGGAACTACAAAAATATGGAATAGATCCAGAAGAATCAGCACTTAATAAAGTAGCCGATACATTTGATACCGCATTGAATATCATCAAAGTAAATGATCCAGAATATATCAAAAATATAGCTATAAATATGTATTTTAATATTTTACTTTATTATAATTCAGGTAATCCTCTAAATATTTTAAGTAACAAAACAAGCATTAAAAGAGGGTATATTGCACTTTCACTATTTTATGCTCTTAAATTTAATAAAATAATTATTTCAAAGGAATACCTGATTTCTTTATTTAATGATATCAGTTTGAGTGATTTACCAGTTGCCGATAAAAACATACACCGGATTTTTGAAAAAAGTCCAGGTTATAGTTTTATTTATACAATTTCTTATGATCTTTGTGGAATAACCTTGGATCCCAGTTTAACTCAACAAATCCATAATTTACTTGACAAATTAAAAACAAAAACAGGTATCAGTAAAAAAACAATTGCAGCTGTTGTATATCATGTTTGTAAAATTAACAAGAAAAAATTAACACTTCAACAAATAGCTACCAATTGCGGACTATCTGCATCAACTATTTCTAAAGCTTACACTGAAATTACTTCTTTTTTATAACTGGATCAATGTATTTTCCAGCCATAAATTCACCAAATTTAACATCAACTGAATACTGATCTTCTCCCGCTTCAAGACGTCTTTTCATTTTCATCATTTCTTTAAAAATTGTGACGTCCATATCTGAAGAAAGTATAACTCCATAAAATACTTTATTTTTAGTTTTAAAATCTACAAATTGTTCAAGCTGGTCTATTTCCTCATTTGTTTTAGTTTTCTTAAGTTCAAGGAGTTCATTTACAATTTGTTCAATTTGATCGGCGTTCATTTTATTTATTAACTTTAATTTTTTTAAGTTAAATTACTTTTTTTTTAAATATAAAAAAGCAATAATAATAAAAAGAGCAAAAAGAACTGTAAGCATAACCATCCATTTATATGAGCGGTTTGAACTTACACCGAATGTAGATTTTGAATCAATTTTTTTATCAAGAAAGTCTGTAGGGCCAACGGGTGTTTTTTGCGGCACAGGTGTTAATGGAACAACTGTTGTAGAAACTTCCTGGGGTACAGATGCATTTGATCCTTCCATTGTTGGATCCATGAAGTCTTGTTTTATTTTATCAAAAACTCCAGGTGATTTATAGTACTCTGAAAGATTGAGTTGTTTCTGAAATGCATTTTCAATATTTGTGTCAGTGTCGTGATCATTTACACATGTTGATAAAATACCGTCGTCTTTATTATTACATCCATATCTACCTGAATTTGGATCATTTGGAAGTTCTTTAAAATACAATTGGGCAGATACATTTTGAGATGTATCCATTTAATTTATATTCTTAACGGTTATTTTTTTTTAAGAAATTTTACAAATGAAAAAGTACTTAAATAAAATTACGTTAAAAAGTTAAAAAGAATAAATTACTTTATTATAAACTGTTTTCAATGAATTCGGACACCAACGATTCAACTGAGTTGAATGAAATATGGGAAGATTATTTTTCACAACTATCGTTAAACGAAAAAATTAACAAAAATAGTGATATAGACCAAACATGTTTAAATTGTAATAAAACTAATATAACCTTAATTAATGGAGACCTTACCTGTATTGATTGTGGTTATGTTAAAGAAATAAACTGTATCTCTGCTGATCCTGAATGGAACAATTATGTCGAAGATGGTGTTATGAATGGAAGTGGTATTCGTTGTGGGGCTATTTTAGATCCAACAAATCCATACGATACAGCTGGTGATTTTATACCTAGATTTCACTGGTCATGGCATCTTGATTCTGAAGGTAAAAAGAGATACACCAATTTATCTAAATTAGCTATTCGCGCAAGTTATTCTTCTAAACAACGTGCGTTTGATGAAGCAAAGTATTCTTTTGAAAAAATTCAAAGTATTCTTAGTTTATCAGATCCAGTTTTTAATACTGCTAAATTATTTTGGGGTATTATTCTTAAAACAGATATTCTCAAAAGAGGTGGAAATCGCCGTGGTATGAAAGCATGTTGTGTTTTTTATGCTTGTGTAAGTGAAAAACAACAACGTAATCGCGAAGATATAAGTTCAGCATTTGATATAAATGGAACAACTGACTTTACCAAAGGTGAAAAAATATTTCGTGAAATTTTTGAAAAGAATGAAAATTATAGTTGGATACTTTATAAAACTTCTGAAAATGAAGTAATGTATGGTAGATACGTAAATCAATTAAAATTACCATTTAAAATAAATAAAATTATGAAACTAGTTAAGGAAGATGCACGTGATCATCTTCTTGGTATAGCTGCTAAATCTGAAATAGCTGGTTTATTATTTTATGTTTGCAAAGACCTCCTTAATCTAAAACACCCAAATAAATCTGAAATAGCTAAATGCATTGGTATATGCAATCCAACTCTCAACAAAGTTATTGAAATAATTAGATATTTTTACAATAAAAATGAAGACCTCAAATTAAAATTAAATATTAGCTTAAATTAAAATGAAACTTGTGTTAGTTTTATTAGTTTTGTTTATTTGTTTTAATATTAAAAACAAATTTACAAGTGTTATAAAAGACGTTTATCCAGAAAAAATGTACGTCAAAATTGATAATAATTATGGTAATTATAAAACTACTTATGGGGAAATGACCTATGAAGGAATGGATAGACTTTATAATTCCCTTAATTCAAATTTTGAATATTTTTTAGATGTAGGTTCTGGGAATGGTCATTTGTGTTTCTATATGGCTGAAAAACCAGAAATAAAGAAATCCATTGGTATAGAAATAGTGAAGGAAAGAATTAACTTTGCCAATAAATTATTAAATAACACAAAAGTATCTTTTATAAATGATGATATTCTCAATATAAATATTAAAAATTTATTTGATAAACCAGTATTTGTATGGTGGTCAAATTTATGTTTTGATAAAGAATCAATTGATAAAATATCTCAAAAACTTATTTCTGAATTAAAATCAGGATCAATTATTTGTTCTTCTAAAAGTATTGAATACAACTTATATAAAAAAGAAACAGTTAAAATGACATGGGGAGAAAATAACACCATTTATATTTACAAGTTAAATTAAATGGTGGTGGCTGATCCATTTGAAGATCTCATTAATTGTAAAGACTCAGATATATTACCAATTATCGGAGACTTTTCAATTATTCGCAATAAATTCATTCGTGAATCATTAATACACGATTTCAACTTTATTGTAAAAAACAAGATGGGGATTTATTTAAATAACCCTACAATCATAAATCCAGAAGTATTTCGTAAATTTAAAAAAGGATGTTATAACACTCATAATAGTGTAAGCTTACGGTTTAACCTTGTTTATATCAATTACCTTTTAAATCATGGATGGACTGAATTTATAATTAAAATTAATTTAATTTAAAAAAATGTTAGTTAAGATTATTAAAAATGGCGGAACCTCTTCTTGATTCAAGCAATGATCGTTTCTGTGCTTTTCCTATAAAATACCATAGTGTTTGGGAGATGTATAAAAAAGCTGAAGCGTCGTTTTGGACTGCTGAAGAAGTAGATCTCCAAGAAGACACAAAACATTGGGAAAATTTAAATAATGATGAAAAACATTTTATTACCCACGTTCTTGCATTTTTTGCTAGTTCAGATGGAATAGTTTTGGAAAATTTATCAGTTAGGTTTATGAGAGAACTACAAATTCCTGAAGCCAGGGCTTTTTATGGATTTCAAATAATGATCGAAAATATCCATTGTGTGATTGGTGAAACAAAAATTTTAACAGATAAAGGGTATTTTGCTATACAAGAATTTGAAAATAAAAAGATAAATATATGGAATGGTATTGAATTTACTGAGGTAGAAGTGAAATATACAGGAGATCAAGAGATATATAAAGTTGAATTATCAAATGGTATGGAGTTAGATTGTACATATGGTCATAAATGGTTAATTAGAGTTGGTAACCAAAATCACCCAGAAACTTGCAAAATGGAAAGAATTGAAACTAAAAATTTAAAAATTGGTGACGTTATTTGTAAATACGATTTTCCATTAATTGATACCAAAGATCCAAATGAATTTATGAATCCTTATATGCATGGTTTTTTTTGTGGTGACGGTTCTTACTGTAATAAATACCCTGTAATTTATCTTTATGGAGAAAAGAAAAAATTATTAAATTATTTCAAATATAATAGTTTATCTGATAAAAACGGAAGTATAAAATTTTATATTACTGAATTTATAAATAAACCTAAATATGAAGTCCCAATTAATTATAGTTTAGAAACTAAATTATCATGGTTGGAAGGATACTGTGATGCTGATGGATGTATTAATTTAAATCAAACAAAAGATGCAACTTCAATTCAAATAATTTCCATTAATTTACATTTTATGAAAGATGTCCAACTTATGTTATCTACTATATCTATAGAATCAAATTTAAAACTATATAGAAAAGCTTGTAAAAAATTACTTCCTAAAAATGATGGAACTGGAGAATATGGTTTTTATAACTGTAAAGAATGCTATGTTCTTTATATTTCAACGTTTTATGTTTCTCAATTAATAGAACTAGGATTTACTCCTAAAAGGTTAAAGGTTGTTTATTGTGAAAGATTAACGAAAAAACAACCTTTAGCCAGATGTATAAAAATAAAAAATATTAGTAAAATTTCAGATAATGAAAAAACTTATTGTTTTAATGAACCTAAAAACCATACTGGTATTTTTAACGGTATATTAACAGGACAAAGTGAAATGTACTCACTTCTTATTGATACCTACATAAAAGATCCTCAAGAAAAAAATAAATTATTCAAAGCAATTGAAACAATTCCCATCATTCAAAAGAAAGCCAATTGGGCTTTAAAATGGATTAGCTCAGAACGTTCCTTCGCGGAACGCCTTATTGCTTTCGCCTGTATCGAAGGTATCTTCTTTTCCGGTTCATTTTGCGCTATTTTTTGGATTAAGAAAAGGGGTATGATGCCCGGTTTGACCTTTAGCAATGAACTTATTTCTAGGGATGAAGGTCTCCATCGCGATTTTGCTTGTTTGTTGTATAGTATTTTAAATAACAAACTTGAATCACAAGTTATCGTAGATATAGTCACAGAAGCAGTTGAGATTGAAAAGGAATTTGTATGTGAAGCTTTACCAGTTAGTCTTATCGGTATGAATGCAGGTATGATGAGTGAATATATCGAGTTTGTATCTGATAATTTACTTATTAATCTGGGACTACCAAAACACTTCGGTACTTCAAATCCATTTGATTTTATGGAACTTATTTCACTTCAAGGAAAAACTAATTTCTTTGAAAAGAGGGTCGCTGAGTACCAGAAAGCAGGTGTTATGTCAAGTTTAACAAACAATGGAAGCTCACATAATTTTTCAGTTGATGAAGATTTTTAAAAAAATAAAATAATGGTATCTTTCAAATGAAAAGAAATCCATTAAGTTTGTTGCGTAAAAATCTTCCAAGGGTTTTAAATGGCGGTATTCATATGATTGTAAGTGTTATAGAAATTCCTACTGGAACACGTTATAAAACACCCAAAAGAGTTATTTATCATCTTTATGGTGGTCAAAGACAACTTGGTGCTTTTCAAGGATTTGCACCAACTATTAACGAACGGGTTGAAATTTTTAATATAAATAAAAATAAAGAACGTGATTCTCGAGCAAAATACGAAATAATCGGTGATACTCAATTTGATAGAACAAGTTCTAAATATTTAGGTTTTTCTTTTAATATTGAAAATGTATTGCGTAGCTTTAACAATAAACTAATTGATACTGTCGTTATTGCTAATCCCGATGGCAGTAATGTTAAAATACTTTATGATGCAACTGGTCATCTTGAAGTTGCACAAAGATTTATCAATAATACAAATTCATGGAGACGCCAACGTTTAGCTGCTGAATTAACTGGTAACCCCGAAACACTTCGTCAAATGGGCTATTTTAATACAGAAGAACCAGATGACCGTCAGCTCATTGAAAAACTACGCCGTGAAAGTTATGAAGAACCACCCCAACGTTTATTTGATTTTGGTAAAAAGAAAAGAACCGTTAAAAGAACTGCAAGGCCAAGACAATTAACACCAAGAAATTATACACCTCCTGTACAAATTGTACCAGAGTCTGTAAGACAATCTATACCAAGGGATTCTATACCCAGGGAATCTGTACCACAATCAACACCAAGGAATTCTATACCATGGTATGTGTATGAACCACCTGCCATAGGGTACCCTATGCCAATTGGGTATCCATTATCTTATATTGCAGAAGGACAACCTGGATTTGGTAAAAGAAAAACTAAAAGAAATCGTTGAATTTAGTAAAGATCATAATCAATCAAAAGTTCTTCACCGTTTAAAATTGGTCTCATTGTTTTGAAAATTGGAAATGAACATTTAGAACTATTTATTATTTTTAAATTTGGTGTTTTTGATGTATTAAGATAAAAGGAAATATCGTTTCCATTTAATCCAAGTTTTGGTATAGACCACGTACCGTCTTCATTTTGGCCATAAAAATCATTAATCATTGTTTGTACTCCAGGGTCCATTTTTTTAATAAATTGATCAGGTATATCAACTGTTCTTATCGGACACAACCCTGTACCATACATAAATGGATTTACGCTTTTTGGTATATCTTTTACAGCAAAAACACCAACACCTCCATATGAATCTGGTTTTATTCGACAATAAGTTTCTTTTGTTAGATTTTTAATAAGTTTCTTTTTTGTTGAATTCATTTATTTTTACTTTTATTTTTTTTATTTAAATAAAAGTAAATTTAAACTAATTGTTATGTTCCAGGTTTATATTCAAGAACCTCCAAAAACAATGAACAACTTAAAAGCAGCGGATAAAAAAACTGAACGTTATCGTACAATCAAAAAATACATCGACCAGGGGTTTTGTATTTTTAGTTTTCCTGGAATTGATACTTATATCGATCCCAAAACAAAACTTGAACGTAAAAATCCCCGCTTTAATGTTCGTTGGCATGGAATCAATCATTCAAATCACCTTAAACACCTTGATCTAAATCACGGTGGCTTCGCTTTCGTTTCAGGTGAATTAAGTGGAATTACAGTTATTGACGTCGATTCCCAGGAAGTACTTAAAAAACTTCTTCGTGATTTCCCAGAACTTAAAAGTTACCGTACCATAAAAACCAATAAGGGAGCTCATATTTATTGTAAGTACGACCCAACAATTCAAACGAGAACAGATAGTCTTATTGGTTACCCAAAGGTTGATATTCGTAATAATCTTGCATTGGCATTTTGCCCTCCAACGAGTTATACCCTTTTGAATGGTAAAACAGTTAGTTATACTGATGTCGGAGGTAAAATAAAGGTTTTTCCACAAGCGTTAAAACAAAAATTAAAACAATTCCATGAACCCGATACAAAACAATTTGTTTTATTTTCGATGTAAAAAAAAATAAAAACGAAGTGTATAAATCTTTTTAAAATGCCGGTTGATTTACCAGATATAAGTTTTAATGAAGGTCGTATTGATTTGTCTAGATATGATAACAGATATTTCCAAAATTCTAATTTAAATCTTATAGGTTATCGTACGAGAGAACAATTACTATTTAATGCTAATTTAGACCCTAAAATAATAATAAAAGAAGCATTTGAAAAATACATTGTAAATACACCAATAGAATCAAACTCAATCGGTATCAACATTATTTATCGTAGAAATCGTGCATCAGGTGTTAAAAATATATTTATTGCCAAAAGAAATTTTGAAGGAGAAACAACTCAGAATATACTACAAGGCTCACTTGAACCAGAGTATATTAGAAGAGCAACAAATAGTAATGTTTTTGAAAACAATGAAATTGATGCTGTCTTAGAAAGATCATTTGGAAGAATTATTCAAGTTACACTTTGTGAAATATACAATGATGATCCAGTTTCAGTAAGAAGAAGGAGTCCAGGAAAATATTACCCATTTCTTGTAACAATTGCATTGCTTTACAGAAAAATACCAAGAGATATGCATGAAGAAGCCAGAAACACTGCAGCTGAGGGTGATGCCGCGTGGATTAGAAATAACGGACCTCCGTCACAAAGATTATCTGAAGAAGAGGAAATTGAACTTCAAAGAATGCGTTTAGAAAATATGTTAAATCCAGGAACTCATGAAATCGATGAACCTCAAACAACTTACCAGGAAGTAGATAGACCATCTGAACATACACCACGACCTCTTCAAATGGTTGAAGACCCAGAAATTCTTAACAAACCATTAACAAGTTATGTATGGCCTGGTATGTGTCAAATTTGTTTAGAATCGGACACCTCAGATCTTTGTAGGGTTAATTGTGACATAGGTCATATATTTCATTGCGATTGTATCAATGGATTCCGTGATACTTATACAATATATGGATGGAATAATAAATGTCCAATTTGTAGAACAGAAATTGATAAAATGGTTAAAGTAACTTCTAATGTAGCTCAAAATTTACCTACTTCGTTTGGAAAAGCGAAGCGTGGTTCAAAGCACTTAACATTAAAACAAATTAACAAACTTATTAAATCACTTTTAAAATAAAATAACGGTTTTTATTATAAAACCTTTTTAAAAGTTATGAAATTTGGAAATTGGGAAAATGAAGAAGCATTTAAAATCATTGATAATCTTTTCGATGAAATCGTTAGTATTTATACACTTCTAGATATTTACCATCTTGAACCTGGAAAAGTTACAACTGAATCTGGCAATTACGTTCAAATTCAAAATAAAAATCAGTTAAAATCACTTTTTAAAAATCAATTGATTACAATCATAGAGTTCAAGGATGGATCCGATTGGAATTTAAAAGAAAATATAATTAAAAAAAGTTTAAAATCAAGTATTCCAAGAAGAGCCAGAATCTTTGAGTTACAAAAAAGTATGATTAGACTCTATAAAGACCCTTACGATAAGTACATTTTACCTGAAATAAAAGACCGTTTTTCTTATGAAGAATACCGTTATCCTCAAAGTGAAGATCTCGGTACTTGTCAAATTTGTTTTGATTCATTAAAAAGTGATAACCGTAGTGACGTAAGTGTTATTAAAGAATGTGGGCACATGTTCCATACCGATTGCGTAAAAGATCATATTCACAGTAAAAGGAGTTGTCCAATTTGTAGAACTAAAACAAATAAAATTATAAAGGTTGCTCCTCAATACATTCCGAGAGTCTCTAACTTTGGAAAAGCAAAGAAAATAACATTAAAACAAATTAATGAACTTATCAAGAAAATAAAATAATGGTTTTTATTATAATTATGGTAATTCCAAATTGTAAAGAATTAAAAACAAAACAAGAGTGTGATTCTGCAAGTGATTACTGTCAGAGTTATAAACTTAAAAATACCAATCATTGTAGATTTAAAAAAGGTATAAAGGAGCTTTATGAAAAACAGTTGTTACCAAGTCGAGTTCAGGATAACGATTTTACGTTTGAATATAACCAAGAAAATTATAAACCACTTCAAAGAAAAACAATTGGACAGGGAACATATGGAATTACCTTTTTACCAGCATTTAGTTGTACAACTGGACAATCGTTTTTTAACAGTTTGGGAAAGGTATTTGTTAATGAAGAATCGGCTAATGAAGAATGGGAAGTATCTGAAGCACTTCAAAAAATAGAACGTGGTACATCTCAAAAGTACTTTAGTTATCCTAGATTTCGTTGTTCTATTAAATTTAATAGATCAGATCCTTCACAAAAGGACCTCGTTGCGTATATAAATAAAAAGAAAGTACCCGAACCTACTGAACTCCCACAACAAGTTATGGAATTTTCAGGTATGACACTTAGTGAATATTTTTCAAAATACTATAAAAACATAAAAATTGGTAGAGTAGAATTTATTAGTATAATGGAAAATTTGTTTTATGCCGTAAAACGTATGAATGATTATGGATTTATTCACCAGGACATCAAAACAAATAACATTGTTATATCAAATAAAAAAAGATTACGTCTCATCGATTTTGGACTTACTAAAAACATATCGGACTACTACGATCCAGAAACCAATTTTTTACTTGTGACAAAGTACCATAACGTAAGTCCTCCAGAAAATGCACTTTATAGTACATATGAGCTTTTATATACTGATTATAAAGAAGTTTTTGAATGGTTAGATCCTGAAATAAGAAATTGGTACAAATATTTTGAAAACGTATCTAATGAAAATGAAACAAATCAATTTATATCAGAATTAAAAAAAATAATTGACGAACAAATAAACTACTGGAAAGAAGACACTTTTTTAAAAGATGCTTTTTCATCGGATGACGACCTTGCAGATTTCTTTGATGACCTGTTGGTTGCTTTTAAAAATGATACATTTGATAATTTTAGAATAAAATATGCCGGCATAGGAGGAATTGGAAGAATTATTAAGAGTATCCATAAAAAACTAAGTGAATATTTTAAACAAAAGAAGCTAGCAATGAAATCAGATGTTTATTCAATTGGTATGGTTATACTTAATATTTGTACCAAAAATATCTTAATGCCAAGTGCCAACGATAATCCAGAAGCAGTTAGGTTATTTAAAGAACTTGTAGGAGGAATGATAGCATTTAATCCAAATAATCGTCTTGATATCAACCAGGCAATTAAAATTGTAAAAGAAATTAAAAAATTACCCCACGATGATCCATTTGTAAAAAACAAAGACCCACCTGAATTTTTAGAAGTTTTTAATAGTTTTGGAAAGGCAAGAAAATTAACCTTAAAACAAATTAATAAGCTTATTAAAAGTATTAAATTAATGCGGTAAAAAAAATAACGTAACTTTACAAGTTACTTTTTAAATGTCTTTTACAACAAAAAACTCAAAGCAACTTATTTTAAGAATATTCGATCAAGGAAATAAAAAAATTTACCAGTTTGGTAAAGATAAAGCTTCAAAAAAGAAATATTCAAAGGATTTTATAAAAGACCTTCTTCGGTTTGCTAAAAAGAAAGGACGTGTCATAAAACTTAAAAATAACAAAGGAAAAGACCCTAAAAAGCTTAAAGCTTATGATACAGGGTACATTATAGCTGTTCGGTTAAATGGAAAAATCGTTAAGTTTAGGTACATGAAGGGTCGTAATCAAGGATTTCGTTTTTCCGTTAAAATCAATGGTAAAATTTATAATTTCAATTCAAAAGGTCCTGGAAGAGTAACGCTTTACCGAAACCACGAGAAATCATTCAAAGAAAAAAGGTCTGTAAAAAAGGCCAAACGTTCAAAAAAGGTCAAACGTTCAAAAAAACCAAAAACTACAACTAGAAAACGAAGAACTGTTGGTGGTTCAAAAAGAGTTTCAACAAAAAGAAAGTCACCTGAAAAAAGCGCAACTCTTTACAAAGTCGGAACAACTAAAAGAGGAAATGATGGAAATCTTTGGGTTGTTAAAAAGACCAGCAATGGAGTAAAACGGTGGGTTAAAAAATAAATTAAATTTAAATAAAAATAAAAACAAAGTGTATAAAATGCCAAGAATAGAAGAATTTAAGGATATTATAAAAAGTTGTAATGTTTTATTAAATGAATCAAAAGAAAACACGCGCAGTCTTGGTATTACCGTATATATAGGTAATCAATTTACTACATATTTTATTGATCCAAAACCTGAAAAAATAATCGTTAAAATACAGCAAATATTTAACCCCATTACCAACCAGTTTGATATTACACGCACTGAGATATCCCCTCCTGATACTATTGAATTTATTGATAACGAACTAATTCCACCAGGATATCAGATTTGGAAAATATTTATTAATTTTAATCTGAAAAATTCTCTTGAACCAGAAAAATATGCTGAAATGAGGTATTTTGTCTATAAAGACCATAAGCTTTTTTATGGATGTGATGAAAATGTAATTAAAAGAAAATTAGAACTTTGCTACAACATTATGAAAATTAAAGAACAAGTTACCTCCCTTGAAACATTAATTAAATTAACTAAAGAAATAAAAGAAAACGAAGAAAAAATCAATGATATTGAAAACAAACTAAAAGAAGCTAGATCCCAACAACCAGATACCAACAAGATGATGCTCGCTTTAGAATCATTTATAAAAAATAACGAAGGTCTTACAAATGTAAATGTACCAGAAGTTACAGTTGTTGAACCTAGACGTTCCGGTAGAACAAAATACATCCCTGGTATGTATAAATTCAATTTTGGTAATGCAGTTTTTCCAGAACTTGATGAGTTATTAACAGATGAATCATGGCATCAATGTCATTCAGAAAATCAATTAAATAACAAACTTGATTATATTTATAGAAATTTAGATCAAGAATTTAAAAAGTTAGAATCTGAATACCCGGACATCAAATTTAAAGATTACTTCAGAATCCAAGATAAATTAATTCAAGTTACACAGCGTCTTCTTCGTTTATTAACTAATTTAAAACAAGTAGTAGATAAAAATAAACAATCACAAATCGACATTGACATTTTAGCTAAAAATTTGGTTAAAGCAAAATACTCTAAAACAAACCAGAACATTCGTCCAAGAGCACAAAGAGCTTTATTTAACCAAGAATATAATATTACTATCCCTAGTTATAATCCTAATTTTGGTAAATCTAGGTCGTGTTTAACATTAAAACAAATTAACAAGCTTATCAAGGAAATTAATTTAATTTAAATTGAAATAAAAATAACGCAACTTTATAAATGTATCTTAATCCATTTGGAGCTTCTAAACGTCGCGGTCGTTGCAAAGGAACTTTAACAAGGGTTAAAAACAAGTACAATTTAGATCATAAAGGAAATGTGACCCAATTAAAAGATCTTCATAAATCTGAAATGGAATCCATTAATAAAAATTACGATACCCAAATAAATGAATTAAAACAACAGCATAAATCCGAATTAGAAAATATAAAAAATGAAAATGAAATGATGATGAACCAGCTTATTGAAAAATATAATCTAGATCATCAAAATGAACTAAATTCATTAAATGAAAACTACACTGAACAAATAAATAAATTAAAACAACAACACCAAATCGAAATTAAAAATCATCAAAATGAACTAAAATCATTAAATGAAAACTACACCGAACAAATAAATAAATTAAAACAACAATACCAAGACGAAATTAGAGATCTCGGTGAAGATAACAATAATAATGTTAAATTACTTAATATAAATTATCAAGGACAAATAAATAAATTAAAACAACAACATCAAAATGAAATTAAAGCTCTTGGTGAAGATCTTAACAACAAACTTATTGGTTTGAAGGAACAACATCAAAATGAAGTTAAAGGTTTTAATGAAGATTTCAACAACAAAATTAATTATCTAAAGGAACAACATCAAAATGAAATGGGTTATCTTGTTGAAAAAAATAAAGAACTCGTTAAAACTCTTATTGCCGAAAATAAAGATGAACATTCCAAGGAAATTAATGTTTTAATAGAAAACTACGATAAACACATAAAGTTTATAAAAAATAAATACCAAGCTGAAGAAGCTAGATTGATAAATGAAATTGGTACTCTGGAATTACAAATTAACGAATACGTCAAAACTAAAGAAATTGAGTTAAAACAATGCGATACCGATAAAGAAAAATTAAAAAATGAAATTAAAACACTAAAATCATCACCACCTAAGTATTATACCATTCCATCTAGGGCTATAATAACAAACCCAATCTTAGATATTAATTATTAATAAAATCAAGTATCGTTAAGAGTCAGTTTGGTAAGAGTAGAGTTTGTTAAAATTTCAACTTCGAAGGTATCCATGGCTTTATTTGCAAGTGAATCTGCATGTGCATTTAATTTACGTGGGATGTGTGCAAATGTTATTGTTTTAAAGTTTGGTAAGAGGTCTTGAATTTCATCATAAATTGGCTTTAAAGTTTCACTTTTTACTTGCCAGTTTCCATTAAGTTGTTCAACTATTAATTTAGAATCGGTAAATGCCTCAAGTTTATCGATTCCAAGTTCAATTGCTCGTTTTAGAGTTAAAAGCATTGCGGTGTATTCAGCGTAGTTATTCGTTTGAATACCTAAAAATTCACTTAGTTCAATAAGCGTTGAATCCAATGGTGACTTGATAACACCGCCGGCACCCGCTGGCCCCGGGTTACCTCTAGAACCACCATCAGTGTATATTTTAAACATTTTAACTCGTTTTTTATTTATTAACTTATAATATAAATGGAAAATAAACTTAATTTTAAATTTGGGGCTAAAGCAAAAGATAAAGGTAAAGGTAAAAAATCTGTGCTCAAAGCAACTGGCTCTATTAATAAAAAAATACCAGAAACATATAGAGAATTTAAATTAAATACTAGTTGCTCTGACACTGATTATACAAATATTAATTTATATGACATTTGTTGTGAAAATCTTAGAAATAATTCACCAACTTTAGATCAGCAATTTATTTGGTATATATGTTTTCGTTCTCAGGTATTGTTAGATTCCTATCATGATTTTGTGGAAGGTGGTAGATGTAAAATGGACTCAGGTGAAAAAAATAAGTATGTAGCAATTATATGGGGATTGTTATATGATGAGATATTTGAATTAGCAAAAGTATTATATGCCCGTGTTGTTATAGACGAGACTACTTTTAAAACAAAATTAGAACAATTATTTCCAGAGTATGATAATAACAGTGGATCTTTTGGAGGGATTGATTTTATTATATATCATTATTTATTGGGTGATCGATCAATATATAATCTAGAAGACTGGAGTTTAAAACTTTTAGCAAAATGTGGAATAGATAAAACAACTTTATTAACACAAATAACAAGAAATAATGTAACATCGCCTATTATAAATTTTAAAAATACATTACTTAATACTTTAAAAGATAACCATCGACCAACATTATTATCCAAATCCCCTCCTTATTCATTTACATGCGATACAACAAATCAACCTGAAAAATACCAATATACAGTTCCAATGATAAAACTCAATTCAAACACTTTCGAATATATAATAACAGTTGCTAATAGTTATGATTCCGGGGGTATTAACTCAGCCTTTTCCAAATTAATAAATAACACTACAATTATACCTAGAGCATTAAAATTTAATGTTTATTTTGCATTTATTATATCAAGAACAAAAATATATAAACACTGTTTTATACGTATGGATTATGATATTTTTGGTGATTTAACTATTAGAAATTTTTCTTTAATAACAAATAATGAAAGATTAAATCGGAATGATTCATCTGTTGATAAATTATGTAAAAAAATAAAAGATAATTTAAATAAATTTTCAATAGATGATGAAACACCTGGTAATAAAGATAAAGAGTTTAAGGTTATATTATATTCAGCATATAAATTTGCAGGTGATTTTGGAAAAATATTGTATTCTTATAATAGATGGAAAACTGATGATATCTTAGTAGTACATGCGTCATCTGATATAATAAGTTCAAATATATCAGGGATGTTTTTACCAGGAACAGTTCATGCTTCATATGGAGAAGCAAAAGAATCTAATTTTATGGATTTTGAATTTTTTTATTTGAGAGATACTAAAAATTGGGTATCTGATAGAAAACGACTTGGTGTATCGGCATTCGGTAAATCAAAGAATGTTTCTTTAAAACAAATTAAAGCTCTCATAAAAAGTATTCAGAAACTTTAAACCTTTTCTGGTTCAGGTTCCGGATCTTCATTTAAAACTATTTTTGGAAACTCAACAATTTCCTTCTTTTTAAATTTGTTCAACAGCGATGCAACCCCACCACCAGAACTAACCAATTTTGAACCACTTAAATCATTCAGTTCGGAGTCGAGTTCCTCCTTTTTACGCGACGTCGGAGAACCACTTGCATTGCTTTTAAGTATATTTCCAAATAGACTCTTTTTTATAGCTGTTTTAAATTTTACACCTGCTTCTGCTATATTTGTAGCTACCTTGTTTTCTTCGTCTTCATAAACATCTACGTTCTTTATAACAACTATTTCTGGTTCAGCAAGACCCTTTCCTGTAAATTTTAATTCATAATTTTTTAGAACGTGTTTTGGAATACTTGGACTTTGTTCTATAAGACGATCTATCTCTGTGCGCGATACCTTAACGCACTCAGCACCACCCGTTGAACGATCCTTTACTGGTAAATTTAATTCAACTGTTAGTGTTCTTGCCAACTTTCCATAATTGATGGAACTAATTCTGTGAGACTCCATGTATTCAGAGATCTTCAAAAATTGGTAAATTGTCGTTAAAATTGCAGAAACTAAATTTATAGCACCTATTATTTGTGGTACATTGGGTCTGATAACTTCTGGGAATGAACTCTGTGCAAAATTTGCTGTTCCAGTAACTGTACTCATTATAATTAGAGGTAACATAAACCACAAATTCTTCTTTTTATATGACATATATGCCTGGTTATGCATCCAACGGTAGCTCGAAGCAACTTCAGCCCAACTCTTTAAAAGCTTGGACTGTTGTGGATGCCATTCTTTTGGGAGTTTTTTGGGTTCTTTGTTTTCATTCATTTTAATTTAAGCCAATTTATTTTATTCGTTTAAATTAAAATGGAAACTGTAAAGAAATTCCTCAATGGTAAAAGAAAGGTTGGTGATACACTTTCTTTTGTAAGTTTAAATATGGGTGGGGAGAAATTTACATTTAAATTTAATGGTAAAAATTACGATGTTTTTAGAAGTTACACAATGGGTGGAAATTTAAAAAACGTACCTCCCGATGAAATCCTCAAAT